TTAGGCTCCGCTGCCGTCACAGTTGGCCGCCACCTGCACCGCGTTCTCCGGGGTCCAAAGAGGGGCACGACGGCGTGCGTGGATCCACCGCTGAACATCGCTCTGATACCAGCGGGTTCCGCCACCGATCTTGTGCTTGGGTGGGAACGTCCCCTTCTCCATCTCGCGGTAGATGTAGCTCTTCTTCATCCCGGTCTGGGCTTCAACCTGCTCAAGCTTCAGCAGGACTTCGGGGATGTTTTCAGCTGCGCCCATGACGAGCCTCCATTGCGTCAGATGTGAATTCCGGCAGCAGCGCGCCCTGGGATCCGGCACGTGCGCGCCCCAACTGGTTTGCGATCTGCATCAGGTCCATGGTTGGATCGTCGAAGAGGGCCAGACCGATCTGGGCAGTCAGCCTCTGGCTCGCCGTTGCCGTGAGCGGAGCCGGTGTGTCGATCGTGGCGACGGCGTAAGCGCGCCAGGCATCGCGGGCGGCCTGCAGCTGCGGTTCTCCGACGAACGTGAATGTCAGAGACCAGCCGCCGCCGGCGGACTGCTCCGAACTGGTCAGAGCGGTTTCAAGCGCTGCTGCAACCGCGATCGCAGTGCGGTGCTGGTGGGCCAGCGGAGATCGGCTGTCCGTGGTGATGTGCTCGATGTTCAAGGCTATTTCTCCTTGGTATGCATTTCGTGGATCCGACGTGCTGCGGCGATTGCTCAAGCATCGCCCTGCAGAAGCATCGACGGGTCAATGTTCCAGCCCGCTTCGCGCGCGGCGCGCAGGCGCAGATCGTTGGCGTCAAACTCGTCCAGCTGCAGCAGGGTGATCACTCCCTCAACCTGGCGCGGAAGCAGAGGGCGACTGCGGCCGAATACGCGCCACACGCTGAGCACTTTGCAGTCCCATGCGGGGGCGAGGCAGGCCAACTGCTTCCCATGCTCGCGGCAGTACCGGCGGATCATGTCGCGCACTGTGACGTGCGCGGGGGCTGGGCCGCGCAAGGCGGCGCGTACAGATGCGGCTTTGAGGCCGGGGCTCATGGGACGTCTCCAAGTGCAAGGCACGGCTGCCGACGGGAGCGCACCTCACCGATCATCACGCGCGCTGTCTGCTTGGCCTGGTGGATCTGTTCCATCAGGCCGCCTCCACCAGCGGCATGGCCACCGGATCCAGGTTGGCCTCGGCCAGAGCGCGCAGCGGCGGTGGGCTGACGCTGTTGCCGACCATGCGCACCGCGGCGCTGGTGGTGAGCGGGGTGCCGTTGGCCGTGCGATCGATGATGTAGCCCACCGGGAAGCCCTGCGCGCGGTAGAGCTCGTGCGGCTTCAGCATGCGTAGACCGATATCCACGATGACGTAGGGCGTGCCCTTGATCACCACCGTGACCAGCGCCAGCCGGTCTTTCGTGGTGATGGTGTCGGCGGGATCGGTCAGGCTCGGCACGTTGGCGCCGGTGCCGTAGTACTTCACCAGGAATGCGGCCACGCGCAGTGCCCCGGCTTCCTGATCCGGCGATAGCTCGGCCAGGCCTGCGCTGACCAGTCGCTGCTGGCTGCCGGTGGCAGTAATGGTGCTGACCGGCTCGCGGGCATCGTTGCCTGCACCTTGGTAGAAGCCGCCATTGGCCTGCTCCACGAATGCTGATACGACGCCAAAGCGCGTTGCCCCGGCAAGTACGGTCGGGACCGGGTCGCGGAGATCATTGCCCACGACGTTCTGTGCCATCGCGGTCAGATGAGCGCAGGCCAGAGCATGGTGGCCGCCTTGCGCTGCGATGGTCGACAGAGGCTGCTGCGCATCGGCGCCAGCCATGTTGTTGCGAAGGGTAACTAGGCTCGCAGCCGCCACGGCATGACCACCGCTGCCGCTGGCAGTGACAGTGCCAACAGGAGCCCGGGCGTCCTTACTGCCAATGCCCCAGCGCTGCACTCCGCCTGGTCGGCCTTCGCCGTGCGCGGCCTGCACCAGCACCGGCGCCACCAGCGCGGTATCCGCCTTCGCGGTCATCGTGTACAGCGGGTCGGCGCCGGAGCGCGGCTCGGACTGGCCCGCGCGCCCGCCGACGCCGGCGAGGATCGGCGTCACCACTGAGAAGTGGCCACCCTTCACCCCGGCGCAAACCGTGCGCAGTGGCTCGTCGCCCGCCATCGTGCGCTGATTGCTGGCATTGGCATGCTCGGCAATGAAGGCTGCCGCGGCTTCGCTGTTGTCCGCGCAGCTCGCCGGCACCGGCACCACGAAGGGATCAGCGGCCTGCAGCACATGCCGCATCACGCCCTTTGCGACGCGGCGCATGGTGGCATCCGCGAGGTCACGTTTCCGTCCGAAGATGGAGGGGCAGGGGATACTGAAGTCCAGACAATCGGCGGCGGATACGCGCGGCTTCTGGCCCGGCGCGGTGCCGTGGCTTGCCGCCGGCCACACGATCGGCTCGCCGTCGCGACGGCCCAGCAGGAACAGGCGTTCCCGGCTTGTGCCGGCGCCGTAGTCGCTCGCCACGAGCTTGCGCCATTCGACCGCGTAGCCCAGCGCACGCAGCGCGGCGACGAACTGCCGCCAGGTGCGGCCGGTGCGGCTCTTGTCCGGCACCAGCTGCTGATGCTCGACCGGCACGCGCTCGCCGCGCGCTGCAACGGTGCCGTCCATCTTCAGCACGCGCCCGGTGGACTTGCAGCGCTTCGCGATCAGCGGGCCCCACGTCAGGATCTGCCACACGTTCTCCATCGAGAAGATGCGCGGGGCGGTATTGGTGCCGTTGACCAGATCGGCGCGCAGCAGCATGCCAATCCACTTCAGCACCACCCAAGACAGGGCGCGTGTCTTCCGGCTGCGCGGCTGGCCGCCCTTGGCCTGGCTGAAATGGGTGCAGTCCGGGGACGCATGGAACCAGCCAATCGGGCGGCCAGCCACGTCGACGCGCGGATCCGCATGCCAGATGTCCTCGCGGTGGTGGCTGGTGAGCGGGTGGTTCGCCGCGTGCATGCCGATCGCCAGTGCGTCGTGGTTGTAGGCGAGCGCCGGGTCTTGGCCCAGCGCTTGCTTCAGCGCCTCGCTGGCGCCGCCGCCACCGGCGAACAGATCGACCACGATCTCACCGGTGCGCAGGCGCGAGCGCTGCGGCAGGGGGAAGTTGAAGGAGCGGGAGCCATCAGCCATGGGAGCAGTCCTTGTGTTCGGTATCGGGGCGCAGCCTAGTGCGCCGGTTACGCGGCGGCTTGACGGTAGCCAGAGTGACTGGCCGCGCTGCGATGGCGGCACACGTGGCAAAATGCCGGCCAGTCTCCGGGGGGATCAACGAATGAGCACATTGGACGGCATTAGCCAATGCTGGGCCCTTGGAGAGGCTTGCCATCCTTGGTGGGAAGCGTGGGGAGCGGGTGCCACTCTCGCTACAGCTTTGGTGGCTGTCGGGGCGCTCGCAATCGCCTGGATCGGAGTCGGAGTTACCGCCGCGTCGGCGTTTGCAGTCTGGAAATTGGGCATAGCCGCCAATGCAGCAAGTGGCGAAGCCACACGAATTGCTGCGACGGAGTCTGCGAGAAATGCGTACGAACGGGAGCGGCGCATGTATCGGGAAGAGACTGAAGAGTTGCTGGTACTCATGCAGATCCACTTTGAAATCTCGAACAATGTGGATGTCATGAGGGAAGTAGTAATTTTGCTTCGCGGAGCCGAGCTTGGTCAGGCACTTTTCGTATTGGACAAGGCCTATCGCGGAAAGGTGTTCGAAGATGTCGGGCGCATTAGATTTCCGGCAACCAATTCGGTAATCGAACGCCTGCATTATCTTGATCGTGGCGTCAGCGGGCGACTCCTCCGTGCGATTGGAATGGTTGGTTACATACAGGAGATGGATCTCGAATCGGGTGCGGGGGACATGTCCGAATGGTTTGAAGAAGTGCACGACAGTCTTCTGCGAACTCTCCCGCTGGTGATCGATGATTTGACTGTTGTCCGCCAAGCGTGCGCAGGCGCTCGCGTGCGACTTGCGATCAATCGCTCTGGCGAGACCGATTAGTCTTCCAGATGGATGCAAGGCAACTCCAGAAATTCGGGAAATATCAGCCATTGCCCACTCCCGGCGCTGCATCGCGCTGGTCGATCAGGTCCAGCTGTGCGGCGATCAGCGCACCCGCCCGCACCAGGTCGCGGCGCGCATCAACCGGCTTCCACCAGTGGGCCTCCCACGGCCAAATGGCCGGTGGGTTGAGCCAACCTATGTGACCGCGCGTTCCGGCGTCCAACTCCATCGCGGCCAGCTGCGCATATGCAACGGCTGCCTTCGCCAGTTCTCCCCGCTGGTACTGCTCATCGTGTGTAGAGGTGAAGCGCTCGGCCGCCATCTGCCGTTGGCGTTCGATTGCGATGGCTTGAACGCCCGGCCCCAGGTCGATGCCCTGCGCAGGAGGAGCGGCGTAGAGTGGAGCATCCCCGGGCTGCATGGACGCACCGAACCTGAGCACATTGCCGCTAAGCGTTCCGTCCTTGCCAGCCATAAGGAACAGGTGCCGAGGGTCAATACTGGCAACCGGCAGCTGCGCCCCCGGCTGGCGGGCGGCGAGGGCGGCTTGCCAGGCGGCTTGCCAATCTTCCCACCGAACCTGCTGTTCGGCTGGGCCATATTTCTCCGCATGCACGCCGTTGTGCATGTCGCGTGTCGGAGCGCCAGTCTGCCAGCGGGTCTTGAATTTCTCGCAATGCCACGCCTCAAACTGCGCCCGCGCATCCCCCTGCACCTCGCCACCCTGCTGCTTGCCAGTTGCGGCGAGGTGCTGCGCCAGCGCGCAGGCGAAGTCGGCGGCCAGCGTCGTGGTGATGTAGCGGGCGAAGTCGTGGCGACGAAGCTCCCGCGCGAAGAAGTCCGCGACGTAGCGGCGGCCGCCCTCGCTGGTGCTGAGGTCATAACGCGCCACAGATGTCGCGTTATCGCCGGAAGTGCCGGTGTTCTGCGCCACAGATGGCGCTTTGTGCATCTCGGTCGTCATGGCTGGCTTCCCTTCTCGTGGTCTCTGATGCGGTCGATGAGGTATGTGGCTTCCTTTCGCCATTTGTCGCGGTCGAAAGGGTTGAGGTTCTTGGCGAGGTAGTGGAGCTGTTCGAGCGGCTGGATCAGCCAGGTGATGCGGAAGGGCATGGAGGAGCGGTGGTCGCGGAGCGGGGCGTGCGGCCGGCAGTCCGGCCCTGCGAGCCATTCGGCTTCGTCGCAGTCCAGGCACCTGCCGTCACCGTTGCTTCCGGGCGGCCAGCGGTGCTGCTGCTTTCCGACCGGCGGGTGCAGGTAGAGCGCGCGGATGATCAGATTCCGGCGCCGCGGGTTGGCCACGTCCTCGGGCTCGGCCTCTTCCCATGGCTCTCTACTGCCGCGTCGCCGGCACTCATACCTGACCGGCTTCTGCGAGCCATACAGCTGCTCCATGAAAACCTTTGCCCAGGCAGCGGCAACCTCGGCCGGCACGGGCTCGCCGGCGGCGCCAGCGCGGCGCATGGCGCGCACCGTAGAGGCGACGGTCGGCGTCTGCATGCTCAGGCACCCGCGCTGCTGACGCGGAAGGAAGCAGCTAGCACGTCGAACAGCTGGCCCAGCTCGCCGGTCTGCAGAGCAAAGCGCGCGTCCAATTCCGCGCGCCGACCGTCCTGGTCGGTGGCAGCCAGCTTGTCCAGCGCCCCGTCTAGGAACTTCAGCTTGCGCACGATCAGATCGTCGCCCAGCACGAAGGACAGGTTGTCCTGAAGGACCAGGGCAAGCTTTGTGACCTGCTTGCCGGCGTCCAGGTGACGGCCGATTTCATCGCTCAGCAGCTCCTGTTTCTGCAGGCGCGCGACGCTTCCTCCTTCGACGGGATCACGCAGTTCGGCTTCTTCGCCAAGGGCCAGGTATTCCGGCAGGGGCTCGCCAGCGATCCAGCCAGTCAGTACCGATCGTGTGGCGACTTCCGCGTTCAGTGGCATGGCTGGGAAGGAGCCAAGCAGAGCGCGGATATCGGAGATCACGCTCTCGCCATTGCCGCGGCTGCTGCTATCCACGAACGCCACTCCGCGCTTCAAGTCCAAGAACACGTCGGTGCGGCCAGAAGTGACCAGGGCGCGTGGCATCAGCTCGTGCAGGAGGTCGTCCTTCATGCGCTTACGCTCACGTCCGCCAGGCTTGCGCCCCTCAATTTGCTCGATTTCCTCGATCTTTACCGCCAACAGGTTGTTGACCGCCGCGCCAGGCAGGATCTTCTTCTCGGTGCCGACGGTCAGCCACAGCCAGTCGCCGATGCGGTGGGACAGTACGGCGGTTTCCTCCCGGCCGAACGGCGAGATGAAGCCGCGGGAGGTCATTTCCAGCGGGCCGACCGGCTTCAGCTGCAGCTGCGGCAGCAGTGCATCCACTTCGGAGAAGTCGGTGGCGATTGGGAAGCGGAACAGGATCAGGTTGCGAAGGAACATGTGATCTCCAGATCAAGTCTTGTCGACGGCGCGGTGGCGGGTGTATCCGACGCCTTCTATCGGGATGCCGCGCCAGGTCAGTGCTGCGGCGGTGAGCGGTGCGGGGCGCGCGTCGCGCCACTTCTCCTTCGATCCGGCCTTGCGGCGTTCCAGCCAATCGGCCTTGGCTTTATCTCGGCGTGGTCGCTGCATGCGGCTCAGGATCCGGCGGACGCAGTGCCTCAGGTCCGCAGCGTTCACCACGATGCGAGCGGGGAGGGTGCTCTTAGCGAGCCCGTAGCCGTCCACATAGGCGGACACCTGGGCCCGAACGATTTCGACCTTGGGAGCATCGCCATTCGGTTTCTCAGGGAATTCGGGTTCACGGGCGAAATCGACAACGATGGTCGGGGCGTCGTCCGCCGGCTGGTGGGAGTGCTCATTGGCTCCCTGCGCTTTCCGCGCTGCCGGCGTTGTCGGGTTGGTTGCTGCACCGGTGCGCGCAACGGCACCGGATTCAAAATCCGTGTGGGTCATCGGGAGTGCCCTCGAGGTCGTTGTTAATCCGGTCGATCCGGATGGGGTGAATGTCGTTAGGTACGTTTCGGCGACGTCTCAGCGAAGTTGGGTCCGCGGCCAGAGGGCCGGCATGCGCTTCTGCCATCCGGCGTAGTTGATGCGGTGGCCGGCCTTGACCGCGCGCTGGTGCATCTCGCCGAACTGCACGCGCAGCCCATGGAAGCGATCGGGGTGCGCGACCAGTGCCGCCCGGTACCGCTCCAGGCGCTGCTCTGCAGTCGGTCGGACGGTGCTGGCGAACAGGGCGTCATGACCGCCTCCCAAAAGATGCAGGCCGTCCATCAGCGCACCAGCCTGTGCACGCCTGGGGAGATGCGTTCGCGGCGTTCGGCGGCTTCTCGCTCCGCCTGGCCGCTGCCCTGATGGAAGCGATACGGGTGCCGGCGCGGGCTCTTGGCGCGATCCAATGCCGCGCGCTGGTCTTGGGACAGGGCCGGTGCCGGCAGCTTGATGGCAGGGGCTTTCATTCGATGTGGTCCTCGCTCCTGGCGTGCTGACGGAGCGCGTGGTCGATGGCCTCGCAGTCGTCGCAGACATGGTTGTTGGTCGGGTCGCATTCGCAGCGGTGTGCTGCAAGCGCGATTGGGCTCGCGAGGGGCGGGATGCCGATGCGCATGTGTTCAATGAAGTCGTGCTCGGTCACGAGTCACCGCCCTTGGCGAGCAGCATGCGGCGCAGGCTCTTTCGCACGTCAGCGATGGCCCGGCCCGCGCTGGCTCGGCGATTCAGCACGGCGAAGGCGGCAACGTCTGCGGCAGCTGCTGCCTGATTGGGAGAGAAGCCCATGCTGGCCGCGGCGGTGGCTACGGCCTTCGCTGCTCCAGCCGCGCGCTCGGCGAGAGGGTAGGTAATGGCGGCGATCATGCGGCACCGTCCTGGCTGATCGTGTAGCCGCGGTTGCGGGTGGCGTTGATGCGGTAGCCGTGCTGGCCCAGCTTCTGGCGCAGGCGGCAGATGGTCACTTCCACCGTGTTCGACTTGCGGGCGTTGGCGCCGTACAACTTCTCTTCCAGCGAAGCGCGGCTGATGGGAGCTTCGCCCGCATCGATGATCAGCTGCAGCACCTTCGACTCGGTCGGACTGAGTGGCAGGCGGGCGCCGCCGACCATTGCGGCGCGCGGCTCAGTGCGAAGGGCGGTGATCACGGCGCCACCTCGATGAAAGCCAGGTCGTGCATCACGCACTGAGCCCGGGTCAGCACGGCGGGCGTGCTCGGCAATTTGCCGTCTGTGGTCAGCAGGGGGAAAACTGCATTGGCCCGGACGCATGCCGCGGGGGAAACCTGGTAAGAACCGCTCAGCACGGCATCGGCCGCGTCGAGGGCTAGCTGCCAGCGTGCAGGCTGGAAGTTCTGGGTGAGGGCTTTGGTGATGCCGGGCGCGCAGTCGGGGACACGACTCGCGTCGCGGAAAGCGTTGAGGCTGGTGTTTGCCACCGTGGCGCGCAGGGCCCAATCGTCGGCGGCGGCCAGTTCGTACACGGCCAAGGCTGCGCAGATTCGCGGGCTGGTGATCACCAGCCTGTCGGGGGCGTCCTCAGCGGCATCCGCTGCCGGCGCTTCGCCGGGAACGGCCCAGGCCGCAACGGCCAAGACGATGAAGCAGGCGAGGGCGATAAGGCCGAGGCGGGCTGATCGCAGGTTGCTGTTGGTCAAAGGCATTGCTTGGTCTCCGTCCCGGCGATTGCCGTTGGCGGAAACAATAGCGCTGCTATCTAACCATTACAATAGCGATGCTGTTTATACAGGCTAATTCGGTGCAAAAATTTCTGAATTCGTTAAGAAATCAGGATTCCCAGCGCCTCAAACAGCCTGCGTACGCGTTATCACGGAACTCGCCTTGAGCGACTTCCTTGGCCGAATCGGTTGAGAGGCGGGGCATTTCATACGCTTCGCGTACGTACCCTATGTAGGGTTCCCCCTGCTTTGTGGCGGCAGCCATCACGGTCGACATCGCCACCCCGGCCTGCCTCGCCGACATGATTCTTTCAGCAGCTGTCGACTCGCCTTCGCACAATTCAGCGGTAGACGATCGGAGAGTGTCCATCGCCTGCTGGGCCTCTGCAGCAGCCTCATTCGCTGAGGCTGCTGCGCGCGCAGCTGCTGCGCGCGCCGCGGTGTTGTCGCCCCCGGCATTGGCGCAGCCGCTCAGCGAGATGGCAAGAAGGGTCATGACAGTCAAGGACTTTCGCACTCGTGGTTCTCCTTTCATCCGTAGCGGCTGCGCAGCAGCCCTGCATCTTCGAAACTGACACCGTCCCGCATGCAGTCCTCGGCCCTCTCCAGGTCTTTGTGGAGCTGGATCAGATCATCATCAGGTAGGTGCTCGATGCCCATGTACCCGAAGCATGCCTGGTCGATGAGCAACTGCATTGGTGCGCCCCACCTGCGCAGGAAGTGCCGAATCATGCGGTAATGGGATTCGCGCAGGACAACATCCATGCGCATTGCAGGCCTGGCGCCAGACGCCATGGATGGCCGTGCATCAGCCGGCTTTGCGCTTCCTACCGCCGTTAGCATGGGCTTCACGCCCATCTTCCGCTGCGCGCGCAGTGCGATTAGCTGCGCCAGCTTGTCCATTTCCTGATCGAGATCCATCGTTCCCCTTCCCTTGTTTTCTTAAATCTGCGGCAAGTGCTACGCGCAGCGCTTGGGCAAATAGATCGGGGGATTGCTCGACATCGAATGTCTCACCTGTGGCCAGATCCAGAGCCTTGCGCACCACAGCGATGGCGGAGTTCACGATATCGGCGTCAAGTCTCGCAACCTGAGACGTGCCGAAACGATCCATCAGACGTGCGTATTCGGCGCTGATTTCTTGGGGCTGCAGACCCAGCACATCGGCCAGTGCTTCAGCCTTGTCCCAAGGAACCGGGCGAAGACCAGTCGCGAACTGGGAGATGAAGCTGGGGGTAACTTCCAGGCGCTCAGCTACCACTGCCTGTGTAAGGCCAGAGCGAGTGATGGCCTCCGCTATCGAGCGGCCTTCGGTGGTCTTGGGGTTGGCTGGCCTAGGCATATAGCGATGCTATTTGAAGGGGTTCAGGAAGACGAACAGCGTTGCTATTTACATGCGTTAATAGCACTGCTATGTTTGGCGCATGAACGCACTGACTCAGACCGTGACACCGATCCAGAAGGCCATCGACGCGGTAGGTGGACAAGGCGCGCTGGCGCGTTTGCTAAAGGTCCATCCGGCCTTGGTATCTCAATGGCGGACGGGCCGGAGGCCCGTTGCTGCCCACCACATTCTGTCGATTGAGGCGATGACCCAAGTGTCTAGGCACGAACTACGGCCCGACATCTTCGGTGGGAGCGCCGGGTCCGAGCCTGACCCAGACGCAGATCGCATCGTCCCGGTAGAGGGGGCATGAGCGATGCGCACTGGAGCTCTCCACCACTCGTCGCAACCCAGTGATCTCGCTTCTGCCTTAGCTGACGGAATGACCCCCCGGCAGCTCAGCGAGGTTGTTCTTTCCTCGGGCCTTCCACCGCAAGCCGGGTCGTCTCGCTCACCACCGCAAGCCCCCGCTGCAAGGAGGACTCGAGCTGGCTCGCATGTGGCCGTTTCGATGCCCCCTGGTTGGACCTTGGAAGAGGCACCAGAGGGCAACTACACCATTCGCTCAGCTGACGGACGTGGGCCCGGAGAGCGTGGGCCTGACATGCATGTCGATCTCGCCCACGTCGCCCTGAGTAATGAACGAAAAAGATCCGTTCGCCAGCAGAAGAAAAGTAACCGACGAGCCTGAGTGGAAGTGAACCGTAACGTCCACGTCCCGTCCGTTGGGGTTGTTGATGGTGGTTGTTTTTCCGGGCTGAGGTTCCAGCGGAATCTTGAAAACCTGATCGTTTTCCATGGCGCACTCCCTGCGTGCTGTGTTGTTGGCACAACAAGCTTAACGCCGGGAGTGCGCTACCCCAACTCAATTTGTGGGTCGTCCTGTCCATGGCGACCACTTTGCATCGCCTCCCGAGGTGCGTAAATGAAGCCTGATCCTCAGTACCAAGAACCGCGATCAGCGGTGGTGTTCCGCCACACGACCGACGCTATCCGCAACAGCGGCCACACCGATACGAGCCTGGCTCAGGCAATCGCCGAGCAATACCAGGCAGACGTGGCCCCCAGCGAGCGCAACGTCCAGTTCCACTCGGGCGATGACGCCGACAGCATGGAGCGCGCGCTGAAGGCGAACGCCCAGCTGGTTGGCCGGATCCGCAATGGCACGGTCAAGATGCCAGTGGATCTGGAAGAGTCCTGGGTGCGCGCGCTGCCGCCGCAGTGGCGCGACGCCTGCTCACGCGAGTTGGCCCAGCGCTATGGCTTCCTGGGCGCTCGGATCCCGATGATGGAACCGCATGCTGGCGTGCTGGCTGTGGCCCGTTTGTCGGTCGAGTTTGGCCACACTCTGGAAGCGCTGACCAACATCCTGGCCGACGGCCGCATCTGCCCGAAGGACATCCCCGAACTGCGCCGCGCGCTGGACGAGATGGGGCAGCTGGAAGCCGAGCTGATCACCGCGAAGCGCTACGTCACCGGCCACCTGCAGGATCTGGCACCGCGCGCGGTCAGTGGTGGGCGCCCATGACTTCGGCAGTCATGGTGAGCTGGGCGATCGCCGTGGTCGGCGAGTTCGAAGCCGCCGGCCGCCGTATCCCTGAAAACCTGGTGCAGCTTCTGCCCATGGTGGACGTGGTGTTGTGGGCTAAAGAACAGCCGCAGCCACTGCAGGTGGATGCGCTCCAGGCGCAGTTTGGCCTCTCCCGCGCTACCGCCTACCGGTGGCTGACTGCGCTTCAGGACGTGCACGATCCTGCTGCTGCTCGCAGCAGGTTGCCAGACGCCCGTGCGCCCTTCGCCGGCCGTCCCAAGGAGGCGCAGTTGCAGCGCGGCGTGGGGGATCGGGTGTGATCTATTTCGAGATGTACCCCGGCGACTACCTTAAGGACACAACGCGGCTGTCCCTGATCGAGCACGGCGCCTACTTCAAGCTGATGCTCGCCTACTACGCAGAAGAGCAGGCGCTACCGGAGAGCTTGGCAGAGCTGTACATCATCGCCGGCGCTATCACCGGGGGCGACAAGGCAGCGGTCAAGAAAGTCGCCGAGCGCTACTTCCCGGTGGGTGACGATGGACTGCGCCACAGCAAGCGCTGTGACGAGCAGATCACCAAAGCCCAGGGCCGCATTGCCGAGGGCAAAGGGCGACGTGATGCGCGGAAGAGTAATGAGACGGAGCGCCAAGCACGGACCCGTGCACGCAGAACGATGCTTTTCGAGGATCTGCGGGCCGTGGGCGTGGTTCCGGAGGGTCTGGTAACGATGGCTGAGCTTAAGGCTCTCCATGTCACGCATGTCACGCACAGCGAAAGCGTGACTAATGCAGCTATGTCACGCGTGACTGACCGTGACATGTCACACCTGTCACGCGTGACAGGGGGTGTGATCACAGGTGTGAACACGGGTAACCAGACCCCAGACCCCATATCTATTACTCCAGATACATCACTGCACACTCAGAGATCTCTGAGCGGTGTGACCGATGCCGGGCGTGCGTGCCTGCTGATGCGCCAGGCCGGTTGCCACTCGACCAACCCCAGTCATCCCGACCTTCTCGCCGCGCTGGCCGAAGGTGTGACCCCGGAGGAATTGGGTGACACCGCAGCCGAGGGACTGAGCCGTTCCCCGCCTGTCGCCAAGCCCTTCCCCTGGGCAATCCAGACCGCTCGAAGCCGAAAAGCCGCCGGCGCAACGCCGACGAACACCACCACCACCGGAGGCCCCAATGCAAACTCTCAGCTCGGTTCTGCCGACCACGTCGCAGAGCAGCGGCGCAAATTCGAACAGCGCTCGGCAGCTGGCGGCTTTGGCGGACCAGGCAGCGACGTCATCGACGCCGACTTCGAACTCGTCCAGCACTGACCCGGATCAGCGCGCGGTGAGTGCCCTGTGGACGGTATGGGAGCGCATGGCTGGCATGTTCCCCGGGAAGTGGGTGCGCGAGAATGGCTCATCCCCGGTGAACAACGCCGGTGGCCTGACGACCGCAGGAGAACTGTGGTTCCAGGTGCTGACAGGCATCACCCCGCGTCAGGTAGCAGACGGCCTGGCCAACTGCCTACGCAGCGCCCTCCAGTGGCCGCCGAATCCCGGGCAGTTCCGTGCGATGTGCCTCGGCGTCCCGGCCTTGGCCGAAGTTGATGGCCAGATGCGGCCCGGCCAGGCCCACAGCGGATTCACCGTGCTGGTGCGGTCGAAAATGGACCTGCACGCCTACGCCACAGCCGAGAGCGGCGCGGTGCAGCAGCGCATGGTGGCTAACGCCTACGAGCGGGCGGTGAAGCACGTCATGGACGGCGGCGCCGTGCCCGCGCCGGTGGCCGCGCTGCCCGCGCCGAAGCCCGAGCCGCAGGTGGTGCGCGATCGCGACGCGGCGCGCAGCGCCATGGCACAGGCCGCCGTTGAGCTGGGATTTGGAGACATGCATGGAGCCGACTGACATCCGCGCCTACCAGCGGCAGCTGGTGCTGTTCTGCCTGGGCATTCATGGCGACAGCACCGCAGCTGAGGCACTGGAACTGATGGGCAACGCGGCACTGGAGGCAGGCGCGCCGCGAGAGGCCATGCTACTCACCACCGCTGCCGCGGCCGGGCTGTTGCGTGAGCTGGACCGCGAGGGGCTTGTTCGTCGTTGCGAGAACCGCGCCAGTGGCCGCGACGGTCGGCCTGTAGCCACCTGGGCAGTTAGCGATACAGGCCGCGTGGACAGCATGCCGCTTCCCCCCTCGGGTCAGCAGCAGCTGGCCATGCCGCAGCTGGCACCGGCACCGACGCACCGCACCCGCGGTGGCTTGACCATGCAGCAGCTGATGGGCCTGCTCAACGTCGAGTTCGACTGCATGCTCGAGCAGATGGACCGTGAGCACCAAGCCACACAACAGCGTGCGCGCCACGACTTCGAGGCATTCCGACAGCGCGCGATGCGCGTATGGGCTGCTTCAGAGGCGTCCGCCTGATGGCTCCGAAGACGAAGGGTCGCCGCTCGCTGCGCTACGCCACCACCCAGGAGATGCCAGAGGGCATGCGGCGGCTGGTCGAAACCAGCACAGCGGTGGCACCGCAACCCTCCGCGGCGCGTGCCTACCGGCCCCCGGCCGCCGCGCAGCCCTTGGCGAGCGGCAACGCCGCCGGCAAGGTCTCGCGCGGCAGGCCGCGCCACGTGCCGGGCGAGATGAACAAGACCGAAGAGGCCTACGCCGCACACCTGACGCTGCAGCTGGCCGCTGGCGCGATCGCGTGGTTCCGCTTCGAGTCCGTGAAGCTGAAGTTGGCCGAGAAGACGCACCTGACCATCGACTTCTTCGTGATGACGGCAGCCGGAGATCTGGAGGCGCATGAGGTGAAGGGCTTCTGGGAGGAAGACGCCCGCGTGAAGGTGAAGGTGGCCGCGGCGATGTATCCGTTCCGGTTCCTGGCAGTCCAGCGCGCCCCAGGCGGCGGCTGGAAAACGGAGGTGTTCTCTTGAACGTGATGATGATTGGCGGCGCCAGCGTGCGCCGCGACGACGTGGGAAGGTTCTGCCTGAACGATCTGCACCAGGCCTCCGGCGGCGCCAAGCGGCACCAGCCCAGCGACTGGCAGCGCCTGAAGCAGACCGAGGAACTGGTGGCCGAACTGGTCAAATCCGGGGATTCCCGGGTTTACCCGGTGCACTCCGTGGCCGGCCGCTATGGCGGCAGCTACGTGGTGCGCGAGCTGGTCTACGCCTATGCGATGTGGATCAGCCCGAGCTTCAGCCTGCAGGTGATCCGTGCGTACGACGCGCTGGCTGCCGGCACTCCCGCACCTGACCCGATGCAGGCGCTGACCGATCCGGCGACGCTGCGCGCGCTGCTGCTGTCCTACAGCGAGAAGGCCGAGATCCTTGAGGCGCGCGTGCAGTACCAGGAACCACAGGTCCGCGCGCTGCTGCGGCTGACCCAAGCCGATGGCGCCTTCAACATCAGCACCGCGGCCAAGATGCTGCAGGTACAGCCCCGCCAGCTGTTCGCCTGGTTGTCTGAACACGGCTGGATCTACCGCCGCGCCGGCAGCAAGAACTGGCTGGCCTACCAGACCCGACTGCAGCAGGGCGTGCTCGCGCACAAGGCCAGCGTGCAGCGCCGGGATGGTGAGCCGGATCGCGTGCACGAGCAGGTGCTGGTCACCGCCAAGGGTCTGTCGCGGCTGGCCGAGAGCATCGACCGGGACCAGATGACCTGGGCGCAGGCCGACGCGGCGAGCGGGCTACAGCTGGCTGCGGAGGTGACCTGATGGAAAACGCATTGGTGAATGAGGCTCGTTGGCTGGCGGAAGAGGCACATGCCACCCAAACCGATAAGGCTGGCCGGCCATACATCGAGCATGTGGCTCGGGTCGCAGCGGCGGTCGCCGGCGATGACGCCGCCGAAATGGTGGCATGGCTCCACGACGTACTGGAGGATCAGCCGGCCTTCGCGACCAGCGTCATCCTGTTCCCGCAGGACGTGGTGGAGGCTGTGTTCGATCTGACACGCGGCGTGAACAAGAGCGAGGCGTTCTACTACTGGAACATTCGGCAGAACCCCCTGTCGCTCAAGGTGAAGCTGGCGGATATCGCCGACAACAGCGACGAATCGCGACTGGCCCTGCTGGATCCTGAAACGGCAGCTCGCTTACGGGCGAAATACGCCAAGGCGCGCGCTGCGCTGGGGGTGAAGTGATGGGCGGTCCGATCATCACGCAGCGGGAGGTGGCACCGATGAAGCCGGGCACTGCCATGGAAGAGCAGCTGCAGCTGAAGGGCATTGGCCGGCTGCTGGCCGGGTTCGGGTATCGCTACGGGTCGGAGGTCCAGCTGCACGAGGTTCTGGCCACTGTCTTGGATCGCGCGGGCCATGCGCACGTGCGCGAGTACCGGCTGGACGCCAGCAACCGCGCTGACTTCTGGCTGGATGGCCTGGTGATCGAGGTGAAGGTGGCCGGCTCGCTCGCCGATGCCCTGCGGCAGGTCGGGCGCTACATCAACCTGCCGCAGGTGCGCGGGGTGCTGCTGGTCACCACAGAGCGCTGGGGGGAACGCCCGCTCGTGGCCCGGCCGGCCTGGCACGGCAAGCCCTTCAACATCATCCGCCTGAAGAGGCAGGCACTGTGATGCAAACGACCTATGGCACCCTCCTGTACAGCGCCGCCGGCAGCACTTGGCGTGTGATCTGCGAGCCGCAGGTGCGTGCGCGCATGAAGCGCGTGTTTCCCCGGGTCCGCCAGCACGCCGCTGAGCACATCGACCTGTCGGCCACGCCCGAGAACAGCCGGGAGCTGCAGTGGTTCACGCAGCGCTACCCGCTCTCGATGGATGCCGACACCGAGCGCGCGCTGCAGCTGCTGGCCGCGGAGCATGTGGATATGGAGCGCAGCCTGGGCGAACTGCTGGCCGGCCGCGTGCAGATCCCGGAGTTCACCCTGGCCAAGCCGCCGCGTGAGTATCAGCGCGTGGCGGGGGCGCAGCTGTCCATTCGTGGTGGCCTGCTGCTGGCCGACGATCTTGGCCTCGGCAAGACGGTCACCGGCATCTGCCCCATGGCCGCCGCGGGCAACCTGCCGGCGGTGGTGGTGTACCCGGCGGCGCTGCCGAACCACTGGCCGGAGAAGCTGGCCGAGTTCGCGCCGCAGCTGCGCGTGCACCACATCAGGAAGGGCGCGCCGTACCCGCTCGTGCGTCAGCCGAAGCAGCGGATCAAGGATCTGTGGGACACGCTGCCCGACGTGATCCTGGTCAGCTACCACAAGCTCCGGGGCTGGGCTGAGACGCTGGGGGAGATTGCGCAGTACGTGGTGTTCGAGGAATGCCAGCAGCTGCGCAGCCCGGACAGCAGCATCCACAGCGCCTGCCGCCACCTGGCCAGCCGAGCACGACTGCGCATGGGTCTGACCGCCACCCCGATTTACAACTACGGGTGCGAATTCTTCCACGTGGTCGACCCGCTGCTGCCGGGGTGCCTGGGCACTTATGACGAGTTCCTGCGGGAATGGTGCATCTCCGCGCCGGGGGAGAAGGCCAAGCTGCAGGACGCAGAGCAGTTTGGCCAGTACCTGCGGCGGCAGGGGATCATGCTGCGCCGCACCCGCAAGGAAGTAGGGCGCGAGCTGCCTGCGCTGTCGAAGATCCCGCATGAGGTGGAGGCCGACACCAAGGCGCTGGACGCCATCACCGGCGACGCCGCAGCGCTGGCGCGGATCATCCTCCGGGCAAACGAGCAGTACCGCGGCGAGAAGATGCAGGCCGCCGGTGAGTTCGACCGGCTGCTGCGGCAGGCTACTGGCGTGGCCAAGGCACCCTACGTGGCAGAGTTCGTCAGGCTGCTGCTGGAGAGCGGCCAGAAGGTGCTGCTGTTCGGGTGGCACCGGGAGGTCTACAGCATCTGGCAGGAGAAGCTTGCTGCGTACAACCCGGTCATGTACACCGGCAGCGAGTCGCCGACCCAGAAGCAGGCGGCGAAGGATGCATTCATTGCCGGGGACAGCCAGGTGATGCTGATCAGCCTCCGCTCTGGTGCTGGCATCGACGGGCTGCAGCACGTGTGCAGCACCGTGGTGTTCGGTGAACTGGACTGGTCGCCTGGCGTCCACGAGCAGTGCATCGGCCGTGTGCACCGCGACGGCCAGGCAGAGCCGGTCATGGCGTACTTCCTGCTCTCCGACAGCGGCAGCGACCCGATCGTGTCGGACGTTCTCGGGGTTAAGCGCGAGCAGATCGAGGGCGTGCGCAGCCCCGGGGAACACCTGATGGAGCGTCTGGACGTAGGCGAGAACCAGTTGCGCGCGCTGGCCCAGCAGTTCCTTCAACAGCAGGGCGTGGCCCTGGAAACAACAAACGTTACAACCATGGAGACCTCCCGATGATTCCCAAATTCTTCAGCCTGGACGAGGCAACCCACCACCTGTATCTGGAAGGAAAGGAGGGCCCCATCAGGTGCCAGGTCGACGGCAGCCTGTGGGAGGTCTGGCAGGATGGCCGGTCCCGCTGGGTCAGCAACTGCGAGGTGGCCTGATGTCAGCAGTGGAGGCGCCCGCAGTGGCCCTGACGCCTTGCGGCAACTGCGGCAGCGAGGAAGTTCGCATGCGCGCGCGGGGCAGTGCCGGCAGCCGGCGCACCGCGCAGGTGGTTTGCGCGCGCTGCAGCGCGCGTGGAGAACTGCATGTTGGCGCAGATGCGGAAGAGGGCGCCCGCAGGGCGTGGACACAGCGGCCGATCTACATGCCGGCGCCGACGGCAGTCAGGGTGGTGCATGGCCGTGTGCCAGTGCCAGAGCCGACCCTGGAGCGAGATCCGCTCGAGCTGATCGCCCGCATGCTGGTAGGCGGGAGCTTCCGCGAGCCAGCGGACGGCCGGTCAACCATGCCGCCGCTGACGTCTGCCGACATCGCCGGCGCCGTCGGCATGATGCGTGACTCGGTGGCCAAGCAGGCCGTGCTGGCGGTGGCGCTGCGCGGGCAGGGCGTGTCCCTGTCCGCGCTGGGGCGCTCCCTGGCCAGGCGGGTGATGCGGCAGATTCAGTGGCAGCGACGCAATTGCACAAAGCCAGCGCTGCGGATGGATGACCCGGCTGACCGCTGGCGCATGAGGCTGGTGCTGCAGGACGCGGTGAACGACCTGGTATGGCCCGAAGGGAAGATCGCCGCACAGGATGCTGCCAAGGCGGCCAAGATGCGGAAGGGGGACTACCTGCGCGTGTACGGGATCGCTGCTGCAACGCTGCGACAGGCACTGGATGATGGGCGGAAGGAGTTCAGTAGCAGGGTTTTCAATGGTCAAGACTAAATATGTGGCGGAACAACAAATTGTTGTCCCGCAACAATCAAGTCAGAAACCAGTCTTGATATCAAAGCTGACCGCTTTGTGTCCAAGATCATGCTGAGAGCCCATCAGCAACGCATAAAGATCGTCACCTTGTTCCTTCGTGAGAGAAGTGAAATCGTGGGTCTGCCCTGATTTCATGTAAACCGACAGAGAAATGACGCTTGGGCGGTACTCGAATGACGCAATTTGATCAGCCAAAATTACTGTCGTGTAGGAGGATGCCTTTCCAGTGGTGTGCTTGCGGGTGCGAGTGATTTGAAGCATTTCAGCCATGTTCGATCTCCTTGATAGAAGGCCCGGGCGTTAAGCAACATTACCGCAGTCGCCGCGAACCTTACCGCATTCGCCCGACTGCGGTAAGGAACCTTACCGCAGTTGCAGCGGGAACCGGAGTTGTTGTCCAATTGGGACCATGGGCGAGAAAGCGCGTAACGGGGTGTACGACTGCAATGGTCGCTGGGCCCTCGGCCGATGCTACGTGTATGTGTTGATGGCCCGCGACGCGCAAGGCCCCATGTACGTCAAGATAGGAGTAAGTGACGATCCCTATTCACGGATCGGCGCTATCCAGACGGGGTGTCCAATCCCGTTAGTCAAGGCGGGCATGGTCAAGTGCATGAGTCGTGCCCAAGCCAGGTTGATTGAGAAGGAACTCCACGTTGAACTGGCCCCGTTTGGATCCAATGGGGAGTGGTTCCGATTCGATTGGGCTGACGTAACGCACAAGCAGGCACTCAATGTCGCCATCGAGGCGCATATGTCGAGAGTCAAGGAATGGGCCCTTGAGGATGTGGACCTGCAGAAGGTCTTCGCTATGAAGCGCCTTATCGAGGCACATCGGAAGAATGCGTATCGCGAGAAGCGCCGGCGTGCGACAGCTGTGAGGGCAGCAGTCGGAATCTGAAAGGTTATGGCGGCCGCAGGCCTGGACTCGGGAGGTCCAGTGACCTGCGGTTCGTCGTTTCAGGACGGCCGAAACCCGGATGCTGACGAGACGAGCTCTCCTCTCAGTTGCGTGGGTCGGCGCAATGTTCTGGTGACCGCCTGCAGCGCTTGGTCGTTGGGAAACCTTTCGGATAGCCGCTGAAGGCGAAGGATGATTGTTCTGACATCGGACGTGACGAAGTAGTCGGCCTGTGCCTCCAAGGAGGCCTCTAGGTGTTCCACGTCAAATTCCTTTCGCCGAATCGTCTCGTCGTACAGGAACGTGCCGGCTGACTGTGCTCGCACGGCGGCTTCATGGATCAAGCGTTCATGGTCGACGCCATCCGCCGTGAGCATCACGTCCAAGCTTCCCCCGTGGACGCCTCCAAATAGGATGCTTCCGTCGAGCTTGAACGAGCCATCTGCTCGTGTGAGCGGGATAGGTACGCGGGTTGAGTGGCCTTCGGTTCGCCTCCGCACCTCAGTAGCAAGCGCCTCACCGAGCTCAAGCATTACCCGTTCGTCGTACAGAAGCCGGGCCTGCACATGGCCGAGTTTAATGGCCATGACAACGTCATCGAATGCGGTGGCATCTGCGCAGTGCGGTGATAGGTCGCTGATTCGGCCTGCTATCCAAGAGAGCCAGTGGCGCCAAACGCACGTATCAACAAAGATTTTCAGCATTTCTTCCTGACCTTGCTGTTGGGAGGAACCAGGTGCATTCAAGCACCGTAATTTACGCCCGCATCCCCCGTCCGGATCAACCCTCGCGCCTAGCCGGCAGCGGGGCGGGCACCCTTCTGCAGGAACCCCTGATGGCCAAGATCAACGCTCAACAGGCCGGCGGCACCAACGTCGTCGCCTTCCTGGACATGCTGGCCTGGTCGGAGGGAACGAGTACCAGCCCGGCAACGAAAAACCAGGGTTACGACGTGATCGTGACCGGTGCTGACCGTGTGCCGGAGATCTTCACCGACTATTCGGTGCACCCGTTCTCCCGCGGACGGAAGTCGAAGGCCATCAACAGCAAGGGCCTGACCTCCAACGCATCTGGTCGCTACCAGTTCATGCTGAAGGACTATGCCCACTACCGCGCCCTGCTGAAGCTGCCGGACTTCGGGCCCCTCTCGCAGGATCTCTGGGCCATCCAGCTGATCCGCGAACGCCGCGCTCTGCCGTTGATCCAGGCGGGTCGCATCACCGACGCCATCAAGGCCGTGCGCAACAGCTGGGCGAGTCTGCCGGGCGCTGGCTACGGCCAGCCGGAGCACGCTCTGGAAAAACTGCTGGCTGCCTACCGCAAGGCTGGCGGGGCAGTGGCGCCGTGACCGAGCCGATGAGCACCCTGAAAACCTTCGTTGGGACGTTCACCGCTGCGGTGGTGGCGCCGGCGACGGCTGACGCGTTGCGCGAGGCCGAGCGAATCATCCTGGGCGTGCCGCAGTCCGTGCTGCTGGTGGCAATGGCCGGCGCGCTGATCGGCGTGTTGTTGCTGCCGGAGAAGGATGCAGAGCGAGTAGCCGCTGATTCCAACCGCAGGCGTGGCCACCGACTCCTGCAGACGGCTGCGCGCTGGGCTGCGCTGGCAGTGGCAGTGGTGGCCTACGCCATCGTGGCAGCATGGGTCATCGCAGTTGCCGCGTCGATCTGGCCGGCACTGGCTGGCGCCCCACAGCTGCCGCTGGCCGGTCTCTCCGGTGTCCTGATTCGCCGGCTGCTGCCCGGCTACGTGCGCATGGTGGAGAGAGCCACCGGCGCCATCGGAGGCGAGAAGCCATGAGCGTGCTGATTCGATTCTTGGGCGCGCTGTGGGCGCTGGTCGTGGGTGCCGCTGCCGACGCGTTGCGCTGGTTGGGCAAACCTGGGAGCAAGGTCAAGTTGGTGTGTGCCGTACTGGCCTTTGGTTGCTTGGTCTCCGGCCTGACGGCTTGGGAGAAAGAGCAGAAGATCCGTAATCTGAACGCCCAAGTCATCAAGGTCCAGGCTGACTGGAAAGCGGACGCTGCCCGGCTGCAGGCTGACGTGGACACCCGTGATCAACGACTGGCCGAGATTGCCATCGCGCTCCGAGCTGAGGCCGAGAAGCTGGAAGTGCTCAAGGCCGAGAGCGCGGCTGCACTGCAGAGCCTGGCCGGAAAGATCGAGGCGTCTGAGAAGGAGGCATCCACCTGGCGCGGTAGGTATGAGCAGAGACCTGACACCTGCAAGGCAGCGCTGGAGCTGCTTGATTCCGCCTGCCCGGATCTGAAGGGGTACTGACATGCGACTCATCGTGATCGCCGCATCCGCTCTTTTGACCGCCTGCCAGTCGGCGGTGCCCAAGCAAAACCCTCCGGCACCGGCCATCTTGCAGGTGCCGGTAGCTACCTATGTCCCCATCGACGCCGCGCTGACCAAACGCTGCAGCTGGGTGCGCGACGACAGGCCTTCAGCCGTGTTCGACGTGAGCAACGGCCGCAAGCGATGCCTGGAACGCTACGAGGCACAGTTCGATGCCATTGAGCAGGTGCAGGGCAAGCCGGTGCCCGACTAGGGCCCATGAGTGCCTGTGCCGCGCCTAGCGGCTTGACACTGCCTTTGTCCCAGTCCGGCAGAAATGTTTCACGGAATAGTTTCACAATGCTCTCTGGGAAGATGAAACTGAACGGAAATGGGCGATATCCACAAGATATCCACAGAAAGCTGAACGGGGCGGGGCCCCCGGGGTTATCCACAGCCACCGGGGGGAATTCGGACCCCGGTAAAAGACAGTATTTCGGCCTCTAGGGTGCTCCACCACAGGTCTCCTTTTTGGCGGATTTTCTCGGGAGAAACCGCATTTTCACGCCTGAATAGGCTGTGCATCGGGTAGGACATGGCTGACATCCACGAATTCACCAAAGGCTGGTCCGTGGCCCGGCTGGCTGATGAGTTCGGAATGGACCGCCGCACTGCCAGCAAGCGCCTGAAGGAGGCCGGCGTTCCCCCGCTGACCAAGCGGGCTGGGCACGACGTCTATCGCCTGGCCGATGCTGCCTCCGCGCTGGTGAATCCTGGCGCTGCGGCCTTCGGCGCTGAAGGTGTGGTGGATCCACGCGACCTGCCGCCGATGGAGCGGCGCGCCTTCTACCAGTCGGAGAACGAGCGCCTGAAGGTCGAATCGACCATCGGGCAGTTGGTCCCGGCCGCAGAGGTCGAGGCCGACTACGCCGAGCTGGTGAAGAAGGTCGTGCAGTTCTTCGACACGCTCCCTGATGTTCTCGAGCGAAAGGCCGGGCTCACACCAGAGCAGGTAGTCAAGGTCCAGGACGAGTGCGATCGCGTCCGCCAATCCATGTACGAGGGCATCACCGATGACGACGTACGCGACAGCGCGTAGCGTGCGCCAAGGCGTTGCCGAGATGATCCGGCCGCCGCGCCGGATCAGGGTGAGCGAAGGTGCACGGGTGCTGCAGGTGGCCAATGCCGCCGGCGCCGCCGGTTCTTGGGATCCGGACACCACGCCCTACATGGTCGAGCCGCTGGATACGACCGGCAGCCGGCACTACGAAGCAGTGGTGTTCATAGGGCCGGCACGTTCGGGCAAGACCATCTCACTGATCGATGCGCGCCTTGCCTACCTGATCACTTGCAACCCGGCCGACGCCATGGTTGTGCAGATGTCCAAGGATGCGGCCGAGGACTACAGCAAGACCCGTATCGCCCGCAGCATCGCCGCCAGTCCGGAACTACGCTCCCGGCTGAGCCCGCGCGCCCACGACGACAACATCCTGCTGAAGTTCTTTCGGTCGGGAATGTCGCTGCGCATGGGTTGGCCCTCGGTGTCGGTCCTGTCGGGCAAGGACATCCACGACGTCCTGATGACGGACGTGGATAACTACACCGGCGACCTGACGATCGATGAGTGCTTCGGCCTGGGCCTGAAGCGCACGCAGACCTACATGTCGGCCGGCATGGTGGTGGCCGAGTCGAGCCCGGCAACGGACTACGCCGACGGCGCTTGGAAGCCACTGCACCCGCATCAAGGCCCACCGGCCGCCGGCATCGCCGCGCTGTATGCGCGCGGTGACCGGCGGCGCTGGTACTGGCCCTGCCCTGAGTGCGGAGAGCGGTTTCAGGCAGCGCCAGGCTATGACGGATTCGCCTTGCCACCGATGGAGGAACTGCTGGAGCGGGTCGTGCTGGATGACGTGCAGAAGATGGCGCGGCACTACTCGCTGTTGCACTGTCCGCACTGCGGCGTCGGCCTGCAGCACCGGTGGAAGAATGGGATGAACCGCAGCGGTGTGTGGGCTGCGGAGGGCCAGGTCGTGCACGCCGACGGAACGGTCACCGGTGACCGGCCGGAGGCGCGCATCGCCAGCTACTGGCTCGGCGGTGTCGCCGCGTCGTACCAGTCCTGGGAATCGCTGATAGAGCGCTACCTCCAGGCGCTGCGTACCTTCGCCACCACCGGTGAAGAGCGCCCGCTGAAGACAACGCACAACGTGGACGGGGCGATCAACTACGTCCCGATGGCAGCGCGGTCCGCCAGTGATCCGAACGAGATGCAGGAGCGCGCCGAGGTATGGGCGGCTGGCGCTGTGCCCGCTGGGGTGCGCTTCCTGTTGGGAGAGGTCGACGTCCAGGCCAACCGATTCGTCGTGCTGGTGCTGGGCTTCGGCATCGGCGAATCCGGGCAGCTGGAGCGCTGGGTGGTGGATTCCTTCACCCTGCGCACGTCCAAGCGCGAGGACGGCTCGGGCGGCTTCCTGCCGCTGGATCCGCCTAAGTACCTGGAAGACTGGGAGCGGCTGGTCGAGAAGGTCATCAGCCGCCGCTACCCGCTGGACGATGGCACCGGCCGCAGCATGCCGGTCCACGCAGTGGGCGTCGACTGGGGTGGCAAATCCGGCACATCGGTGAGGGCGCTGGAGTTCTGGCGTTCGCTCAAGGCCCGGAAGCTGCACGCCCGGGTCAGGTTGATCAAGGGTGATGCGCGCCGCGAAGGCGGGCTGTTCCGAGAGACCTTCCCCGACAGCAGTAAGCGCCGGGACCGCAAATCAGGGTCGAAGGGCGATGTGCCGCAGCTGCTGCTAAACGTGGACAGGCTCAAGGACACCGTGGACGCCAACGTGAAGCGAGCAGAGCCCGGCCCGGGCTACTACCACTTCCCCGACTGGCTGCCGGAAGCGTTCTACGCCGAGCTGACGGCCGAGTCGAGGACGGCAAAGGGCTGGGAGAACCTAGCGAAGCGACGAAATGAGGCGTTCGACCTGTGCGGCTATGCCGAGGGCATGGCGCTGTGGCTGAAAGTTCCGGCCATCAACTGGACCGCGCCGCCGCCATGGGCCGCGCCGTGGGACGACAACCCAGACGTGAGGGCAGATGACGTCGCGCTGGCGCCAATGCCGCGCACTCGCACCCGCCGCGTCATCCGAAGCAAGTATCTGGGACGCTGAAATGGCATTCACCAACAAGCAAGTCGAGCAACTGGAGGCCGCGATCGCGGCCGGCGTGCTGAGCGTCCGATATGCCGACCGCACCGTGACCTACCAGAGCCTGGTTGAGATGCGTCGCCTGCTGAAGCAGATGCGCGATGAGCTTAGCCAGGCCGCAGGGGCACCACGGCGTCGACGCATCGTGCGCCTCTACCAATCGGGGACCGGCAATGTCTGATACCGCCGAGAGCAGCTACCGCGCCGCCGGCAACGGCCGCCGCCTCCGCACCTTCCGGCCATCCTCGCTGGGGCCCAATGCTGCATTGCTGGGCCTGCCCACGCTGCTCGCCAGGGCGCGGCACCTTGCCCGCAATGACCCGTGGATGGTCAGTGCACTCAACAAGAGCGTGTCCAACGGCATCGCCACCGGCATCCAGGCGAAACCGATATGGGGCACGAAGGAGCACAAGAAGAAGCTCACCAAACTGTGGGAGCGCTGGGGCAAGTACGCCGATGCCGACGGCGTGCTCGGCTGGGGCGGGCTGCAGGCGCTGGCCTGGCGGGAGTGGAAGGAGGCTGGCGAGGTGTTTGCCCGCATCCGCTACCGGCGACCCGAAGACGGCTTGCCGGTGCCGCTGCAGGTGCAGCTGATCGAATCGGAGCAATGCCCGCAGTACTACAACGGCGTCGCCAGCAACGGCAACGTGATCCGGCAGGGCATCGAAGTCGATAGCATCGGCCGACGCGTGGCGTACTGGATGTACCGGGAACACCCCGGAGACATGCAGCTGACCGTCAACGGTAACGAGCTGGTTCGCGTACCGGCGGAGCAGGTGCTGCACCTGTACCGGCCGAACCGGGCAGGTGCAATGCGTGGCGTGCCGAGCTCGGCGCCGGCGCTGCTGCGCATGTTCAACCTGGACCGCCTCGATGATGCGGTGCTGGAACGGCAGGCATTGGCGAACTTGTTCGCCGGCTTCATCACCACCGATGCCAATGCGGATGGCGAAGACGGTGATGCCGTCGGGGATCTGATCACCGGTGAGGATGCCGACGGCACCGCGATCGGTGGTCTCGAGCCGGGCACGATGCAGGAGCTGCCACCCGGCCGCAAGATCACGTTCGCCGAGCCGCCCAGCGCTGGTTCGGACTATGCCGAGTTCCTGCGTGGGCACCTGCTGGCGATCTGCGCCAGCCAGGACGTGCCCTACGAGGTGCTCACCGGCGACCTGCGCAACGTCTCCGACCGCGCACTGCGCCTGATCCTCAATGAGTTCCGCCGGGTGATCGAGCAGGACCAGTGGCTCTTCATGATCCCGATGTTCTGCCAGCGGGTCCGCGACGCCTTCATCGACCAGGCGGTGCTGTCGGGTCTGCTGAAGGTGCCGCGCTATGCGGCCCTGCGCGATGACGTGACCGAAACCCTGTGGGTGCCCGAGGGCTGGCCCTGGAGCCACCCGGTGCAGGACGTGACCTCCGAAATCAAGGCGGTGCGGGCGGGCTTGAAGTCGCGCAGCAAGGTGGTGCTGAGCGCCGGCGAGGATCCCGAACAGGTCGATGCCGAGCAGGCGCAGGACAACGAGCGCGCAGACGCGGCCGGGCTTCGCTACGACAGCGACCCGAGGCGAACGAACGCCTCCGGTGCCCGGCAGGACGACGAACCCGGCGCCTCTGGCGCCAACGACGATGAAAGGAATGACGATGACGAGTAAGCCTGGCCTGTTGGCCCGAATGCTGGGTCGCGGCAGCCGTGCGCCCGTGGTGGCCTCGCTCGCCGCCGCGGTCCTCAATCAGCCCCTGCTGGTGCAGCCGGCCATCGGTGAAGCACTGGTTGGCGGTTATCTGGAAGGGAAGGTCACCAGCGACGACAGCGTGCTGAAGGCCGACCGCTTCGAAGTGTCCGGCACCGATGGGCAGCCGGTGGGCGTCGCCCAGAACCTGATCGGTGTGATCAACCTGTCCGGTGCGATGGTGAACCGGCCGATGCCCGGCGCTAGCGGCCCGGGGCCGGTGAGCTACGCAGCGGTGCGCGACACCTTCGACGAACTGCTCAACGATGATGCGGTGACGTCCATCATCCTGCGGCTGGATACGCCGGGTGGTATGGCGTCGGGCTGTTTCGACCTGGTCGACCACATCTTCGAGGCGCGCGGCCGGAAGCCGGTCTATGCGCTGGTCGATGACCATGCGTACTCCGCCGGTTTCGCGCTCGCGTCTGCGTGCGACGAGATCTGGATCAGCCGCACCGGCGGCGTCGGGTCGGTAGGCGTGGTCTGCTATCACCACGACTGGAGCGTCAACAACGCCCAGATCGGCCTGAAGGTGACCCCGCTGTTCGCCGGCGCCCGCAAGATCGACTTCAACCCGAACTTCCCGCTCAGCGAGGAAGCGCACGCCGAGGCCATGGCCGATCTGGAGGACATGCGCACGATGTTCGTGGACACCGTGGCGAGGAATCTTGGCATGGAGGCTGAGGCCGTGCGCGCCACCGAGGCGGCCTGCTACCGCGGCCAGGCCGCCGTGGCAGTGGGCTTCGCTACCCGGCTCGGCACCTGGCACGACCTGATCGCACACCTCGGTGCCGCCGAAGCACCGCCGCCGCCCTCGCCGGGCAATCCCGACCCGGACGACGAGCCGGAGGCAGCGGCAGCCGGTGCGGTGCCCGAGGCGGCCACCGCACCGGCTGCAGCAGTGGTGGAGAACCCGGCGGCAGCGTTGGCGGCAGCAGTCGCATCCAGTGAGCTGCCGCCGGCACTCGCGGTGGCCCTCCTGCGGCGCCCGCTGCAGGAGGCCGAGCCGGCGGCCTGCGCCATCGAGTACGCAACCGCCGTGCAGGACGCCTGCGCAGCAGCGCTGCGAGGCGATGACACCCTCGCAGCCAGCTTCATCGAGAAGAACACCGACCTCGACACGGTGCGTGCACAGCTGCTGTCGATGAAGGCGGAGGAAGGCCGCAGCACCCAGGTCGTCACCGCACACCCGGCTTCCATGGCCGATCAACGCGCCGCCGACAACAAGGCGAAGCTGAATCCCAATCACATCTACAAGCAACGAGGTAACTGACGATGGAAATCTCCCTGGCCGGCACCCGTACCGGCGAATTCCTGCTGTCCGAAGCGGGCGGCGAGCGCAGCCGCGAACTGATCCGTCTGCCGGCCGGGCAGGGCATGCTGTCCGCTGGCACCCTGCTCAAGGCAGACAACACCGTCGCTGCCAACGGCACCGACGCAGTGAAGGTGCTGTACGGCCCGATCGACACTGGCACCGATTCCGCGGCGCTGGCCGTCAAGGGCGCGGCGATCGCGCGCGACGCCGAAGTGTTCGGCGAGAAGCTGGGCTGGGCCAGCGGGGTCACCGCTGACCAGAAGCTGCTGGCCGCGTTGAGCCTGGCCGAGTCCGGCATCATCACCCGTTGGACCCAGCAGCCGATCGCGTCGAACGCCGCCGATCACCTGGTGTTCGTGTCCGCACCGCTGACCGGCACCGCTGGCGTGGCGCTGGGCCCGATCGTGGCGCACGTCAAGGACGTCTTCGGCGCCCTTGTCACCGGCAGCACCGTCAGCGCCACCCTGGCCAAGGCCAGCGGCACCGGCAATCTGGCCGGCGGCGGCGCGAAGGCCGCTGTGGGCGGCGTCATCACCTGGGATGCCGCGACGCTGAGCGCCGCCGGCGACTACACCCTCAAGGTGACCGCCACCGACCTGGACGAAGCCGTCAGCGACACCATCACCATCGAAGCTTCCGGCGGCTGACCGTCGAGCAGAGCCACTTTCAACCGTTGACCCTTGGCCCCGCTTCGGCGGGGCCTTTTCGTATCCCATTTCGAGAGAGAAATCACCATGGATCTGCAGATTCTTCTGGCGCTGGGCGTGCTGAGCTTCGATGCCCTGAACGCCCACATCAACAACCTGCCGCGCATCTCCACCCGCCTGGCCGATATGGGCCTGTTCCAGGAACAGGGCCTGGTCGGCACCACCATCGTCAAGGTGGGTATCAACGGTACCAAGCTGGTGCTGGTCCCGAACGTCCCGCGCGGTGCTCCCGGCCAGCCCAAGGGCCTTGAGCGTGGCAAGGTGAAGCTGCTGGAAACCACCCACCTGCCGCAGAACTCGACGGTCATGGCTGACCAGCTGCTAGGTGTCTATGACCCGGCCGACCCGGAAGGCAACAACGTTGCCGCCGTGGTAAATGCGCTTCAGGTGGTGCACAAGCGCGACCTTGACTTCACCATCGAGTACCACCGCATGGGCGCGCTGCAGGGCAAGCTGCTCGACGCCGACGGCTCGATCATCATCGACTTCTACGATGAATTCGGTGTCGAGCAGACCGTTATCGCAATGGAGCTGAACAAGGACACCAGCAAGGTCCGCGCGAAATGCATGGCCGTAAAGCGCTCCATCGAGGAAAAGCTGGGCGGCATCCCGTACACCGGCATCCATGTGTTCTGCAGCGCTGGCTTCTTCGACGCACTGACCGATCACCCGGACGTGCAAAAGGCTTACGAGCGCTGGCAGGACGGTGCCGCGCTGCGCGATGACGTTCGCAAGGGCTTTGTCTTCGGCGATATCACCTTCGAAGAGCTGCAGGGCAACACCGGTGGTGAACTCGCCCTGGCGGAAGGCGAAGCAATCGCGTTCCCGCTGGGTGTGCCGGACATGTTCCTGACCCGCTTCGCCCCGGCGGACTACCTGGAAACGGTGCGCGGCATCGGCCTGCCGTACTACACCAAGACCGCCCCGATGCGCATGAACAAGGGCATCCAGCTGGAAAGCCAGTCCAACCCGCTGAACATCAACACCCGACCTGATGCGGTGATCCGCCTGAAGGCCGGCTCGAAGTAAACCAGTGGTGCCTGGCCCGCTTCGGCGGGCCGGGCAGGAGGTTGTATGGCCCAGATCAGGATCGGGGTCGATCCCGACAATGCCTTCGGGCGACAGCTGACCGAGCTGGAACAGTCCCAACTGCCCTACGCCGCATCGCAGGCCGCCAACAAGGTGGCTTACGAGATCCGCGAGCGCTGGAAGCGCCAGGCGCCGCGGGTATTCGACCGGCCGACGCCGCTAACGGTCAATGCGGCGATGTACCGCAAGGCAACCAGGGCGCAGCCTTACGCAGAAATCTTCATTCGGGACGAGGCATTCAAGGGCACGCCACCGGCGAAGTACCTTCTGGCCGAGGTGGATGGCGGCCAAAGGCGCCGGAAGGGCTTCGAGCGGCTGCTGCAAAGCCGAGGCCTGTTGTCGCCGACGCAGTTTGCGGTAATGGGGCGCGGCGCCCAGGAGAACCAGTTCGGCAACGTGCCGGCCGGCCAAGTCACCAAGATTCTGTCGCAGCTTGGCGCTCAGCGAGACCGATACCAGAACCAGACCACTGTCAGCCGGAAGCGGCGACGGGGCAGGGGCAACAACCGTGATGGCGAGTACTTCGTGATCACCAAGCGCCGCGGTTCATTGCGCCCGGGCATCTATGAGCGGATCGGGCGCGGATCCGGCGTCCGATCCATCTTCATCTTCACCAACACAGCCGCCTACACCCCGCGATACGACATCTTCGGCATGGCCGAGGACACCTGGAGGCGGTTGATGCCGTTCTTCCTGAAGCGCGAGCTGGAGAAGGCCATGGAAACCGCGAGGCCCTTGCCTTGAACCAGAGAGCTTTCATGCAGGCCCTCGACGCAATTGCGTTCGGAGCCTTCCGCGCAGCCGGCGTTGCCGATGCTGCCCACTACCACGAGCCCGGCACCTCCGCAGGGGTGCCGTGCACGGTGCTGCTGGACGAGGGCGTCGAGCAGTTCACAGCGGATGATGTGGCGCCGATCGCGACCACCATCGACCGGGTCACGCTGCAGCTGGCCGAGATCACTCCGCGCACCGGTGGCGTGGTACGAATCGACGGCACCGGCCGCCGGCTCAAGCTGGTGCAGAAGATCCGTGCCGACGAGTCGACGGCGGTGTGGGAGGTGGCCAGTGTCTGAGCCAATCCCCAGCCCTCGGCGCCAGCTGCTGGTCGCCATGGGCACAACGCTGCAGCTGATCAGCACCAAGAACGGCTACCTGACCGATGCCGGTGTCGGGTGGACGCTGGAACCGACACCGGGCGACCAGGACATCCAGGCAGTGCTGACGGCCGTGATCGAGAAGCAGCAGCGCCCGGAGGCCCCCTCCAAGGCCACCACACACCGTCTGACGACAGTGAGCGTCATCGCCAAGGTGCCAGCCAACACGGAGGGCTACCAACAGGCGCTGGACGACTTGGTGACCGATATCGAGGCGGCCATGGACAGCCGCGAAGTGGCCCGGAACTTCCCCGATGGCATCCAGGTGCCGGTGTACGTCGGCATGGAGCCGCTGATGCCGGAGAAGGCCAGCGCCGGCTGGGTGGGCGCACTGCTCACCTACCAGTCCCACATCCCCAAGAAATAACCCGCCGCACAGCGGCAACCCAACTGGAGAGCCACCATGGCCGAAGATTACAGCTACCTGGGCAGCGGCATCGTCCTGATCCGCCTGTGGAACAGCAACAACCCCTTCCTCGAGGTCGGCAACGTTTCCGCCTACACCGTCGCGCCCCAGACCACCACCCTGGAGCTGGCCGACAGCCAGAACCCGGGCGGCGGTACGGCCAACAGCGTCGACCGCGTCACCGGCTACAACCTCAACTACACCTTCCACGACTTCAACGCCGAGAACTTCGCGCGCGCCACCCGTGGCAAGGCCAGCAGCATCGCCGCCGGCACCGTGACGGACGAGCTGGTGGTGGCGACGCCGGAGCGCTTCTCGCCGCTGTTGCGCCTGGCCAGCGAAATCACCTCGGTCAAGCCCGTGACCGGCACCGATACCTACGTGGCCGGCAAGGACTACCGCTTCGAGCGCGGCATGCTGTTCATCCCGGCTGGCTCGGCCATCGTGGCGCCGACGACTGCGGGCACGCCGAACGTCAAGGTCACCTACAAGAACGCGGACCTGGGCCACGTCGAGGCCGCCGTCACCTCGCAGCAGTACTACGAGATGCAGTTCTACGGCGCCAACGAAGCCCGCGGCGGCAAGATGGTGCGCATGGTGGCGCACAAGGTGTCCGGCGGCGTCATTGAGAGCATGGGCCTGATCGGTAACGAGTACGGCGCCGGCAGCGTGCCGGGCAAGCTCGTGAAGGACGCCGCCAAGGCCACCGGCTCCGACAAGTCGGCCTACTTCTACTGGCAGCAGGAGAAGTAAGCCATGGCGGATCTGGACGTGATCATCCCGCCGACTCGTACCGTGCGCTTTCGCGGCGAACTAGTGCAGGTAACTCCTCTTCGCCTGCTGCAGATCGGGCCCTTCATCACGGCCAGCCGCACCATCATCGCCCGGATGGCGATGATGGCCGGCGCGGTCGATACGGCACCGGCTGCCGCCACCGGTGCCATCTTGCTCGACCTGCTCGAGCAGGACAGCGCAGAGCTTGCTGCTGCACTGGCCGTTGCTGTTAGCCGTGACGCGGAATGGATCGCCGGAGGTACCCTGGACGAAGTCGCCGACTTGCTCGAGGCAGTCGTCGGGCTCAATCGCGATTTTTTCGCCCATCGCCTGCGTCGTCTTCTGATGCAGGCCAAGCCGCTGGCGGAAGACAGTACGGACTCGGCGACGTTGTCCAGTTCCTGATCGCCCGCGGCCATCGTTTGCCGGAAGTAATCACATACACCCTGGCGCAGCTGCGCGGCTTCATGGAGGCCGCCGCTCAGGATGACCTCGATCGCGTCGCCCAGTTCGCCGTGGCCACTCGCATGGCGATGGGTGCCGAGCCGGCGGACTGGCAGAAGTACCTGGCCGCATTGAGCGGGAAGGCCCCGGCGCAGCAAAAACAAGGAGCTACTCATGGCTGATCCTTCAGCGAATCTGCGCGTCCGCATCAGTGCGGACCTGGCCGACATCAGGCAGGGGCTGGGTGTGCTCACCCGGCAGCTGCGCGAGGTGCGTACCGAGGCGGCCCGGCCGCTGCCGGCAAAGAACAACATCACCGACCTGGGCGTCTCCGCCGGCCAGACCGCGCAGGCGATGCGTCAGCTGCCTGCGCAGTTCACCGACATCTTCACCAGTTTGCAGGGCGGCATGCCGTTCTTCACGGTGCTGGTGCAGCAAGGTGGCCAGATCAAGGACAGCTTCGGCGGCGTCGAGCCGGCATTGAAGGGCGTGTCGTCCGCATTGCTGGGCTTGGTCAACCCGTATACGGTGGCCGCCGCCGCTGTAGGGCTCGTGGTTTTCGCGTGGTACGACGCAGAGAAGCAGGCCGAGGCGTACACCAAGGCGCTGGTGCTATCGCGCAACGAGGCGGCAGCTACGACGCTGACGCTGACAACCTTGGCGCAGCGCACGAGTGAGGCGATGCAGGTCACTGCTGGTGCTGGTGCCGAGGTAGCGCAGGCCATCGGGTCCAACGGCCGTATAGCAGTCCAGAATATGCAGGATGTAGCGGCGGCAGCGGTGGCGATGAAAGAAGTGACAGGCCAGGCCATCGAGGACACCGTCGCGCTGTACGGCAAGCTCGCCCAAGACCCTTTGAAGAACGCTCAAAAGCTTAACGAGCAGGTCAACTTCATGACCGTGGCGCTCTATGAGCAGGTTAAGGCGCTGCAGGAGCAGGGGCGCAACCAAGACGCTGCCACTGTCATCACCCGCGCTGCTGCCGACGAAACCGTCATGGCACTGGCCAAAGTCCGGGCAAGCCAAAATTGGTTGGGTCGCGGCTGGGACGAGCTGATGGTGAAGTCCAGCAGAGCATGGGCAGTGATGCAGAACAACATGGGTTTTGGACCACAGGCCGACCAGCTGCAGAAGATGCTTGCCGACAACCGTCGTGACCTTGCCCGGCTGAATGCACTGGCGGCATCGGATGACCCCAGGGCTCAAAATCCCATGGTCATCTCGGCTCTCGAGAAGGATGTGAAGGATCGGTCTGCCAAAATCAAGGCACTGGCCACCGACTTGATCAAGGAGCGGAAAGACGCGGAGGTCAAGGCTGCGCAAGCAGCATCGACGGACTTCGTCGCCGAAATGGACACCATCATCGGCGCTCAGGCCAGCAAAGAGGACAAGAAGCGCGAAGAGGTCCAACGCATCAATGGCGAGGCTGAGGTTGCCCGTCGCACGGCACAGGCATCCGGCCTACTGGATGAGGTCCGGGCAATCGAAGAACGCCGATCGGCAGCCGTTGCCGCGATCGAGAGGAAGTACAAAGAGAAGCCGAAGGCCGGAAACGGTTCGGCGGCGCGCGCTGCAGGCTTGCATGGTTACAAAGATGACCTGATCGCTGAGCAGGCCCAGATTACTGCCGGCACACAACTGCTGCGTGCGCAATTCTCGGCACGCGAAATTACTGCTTCCGAGTACTACAGTCGGATGCGCGAATTCGCACAGGAGAGCACTGAAGCGCAGGCAAGGTCATTGCAGCAGCAGATCGACTATCTGCAAAAGCAGACGGTGGGGGGCAAGGAAGCAATCGGTGTGAACCGCCAGATCGGCGAACTGGAGGCACGGCTTACAAAGGTGCGCATCGAGGGCGCCGCGGCTCTGGATGTTCTCAAGACCGAGGAGGAAAAGACCGCGAAGGCTCGTGAGAATGCGGTCAAGGCCTACGCTGGAGCACTCGATGCCAGCAACGCAGCTCTTGCACGACAGCTGGCAACCCAGGCACAACGCGTCGGGATGGGTGATCGCGAGTATGAGATTCAGCAGCGCATCAACGACGCGATCGCAGATGAAGCGGACAAGCTCAGGGAACTGAGCCTTCAACGGAACGCTGATCAGATCGACCAAGTGACCTTTGAGGAGGAGAAGGCGCTTCTTCACGCGAAGACGCTCGACCGGCTGCAGCTGATCAAGGACGGTTATGAGGAGCTGCGCCAAGCTGAAGGCAATTGGCTGTCTGGGGCGGCCGCTGCGTGGGCCAACTATCAGCAGGAGGCGAGCAACTACGCCGAGCAGATGGGCGACACGGTCACCAGCGTAGTCGGCGGATTCGAGGACGCCTGGGTTCGGTTCACGACCACCGGCAAGCTGAGCTTCTCGGACCTGACGAAGTCGGTGCTGGCCGATCTGTCCCGGATCCAGATCAAGCAGGCCATCGTGGGCATCGGCAACTGGATCAGCGGCTCCTTCGCGGCGCAGTCCGGTTCCATCAACACCGCAGGCAACACGGCTGTCACCCAGGGCACGTCGACCATCAACGACGAGCTGTTCCAGCGCCTGATGCGGAACGGCAAGGCTGAAGGCGGCTACACCGGCGACGGCGCCAAGCATGATCCGCGCGGCATCGTTCACGCGGGCGAGGTGGTCTGGTCCCAGGCCGACGTCGCGCGCGCTGGTGGCGTCGGGATTGTGGAGGCGATGCGACTGGGCCTGCGCGGGTATGCGAATGGTGGCGTGGTGGGTGCACCGCGCGCTGCTGCCGCGGCAATGGCTCGCGGGGCTGTCAACGTCTACATCGATGGCGCCAAAGGCGACTCCAGCGGGGTTCAGGCAGAGATGGGCCCGTCCGGTGACCTGGATATCAGGGTGTCCCTGCGCGATCTGATCCGTGGCGAGATCCGTGGCGGATCGTTCGACAACGACTTCCGCAGCCGATACGGGCTGGCCTACAGGGGGAACCGAGGTGGTTGATCTCTACATGCCATCGAGCATCCCCGACCCCGAGAACGAGAGCCTGGACTACGCGCCACACGGTGAGGACGTCATGCGATCGACCATGGGGGCGGGGACTAAGACGCGCCCGGTCCGGACCAGTTCTCTCGAAGCGTTCAAGTGCCGGCTCTACTTGGAGCCGTCGCAACTGAAGACGTTGCTGGACTTCTACAGCATCAGCGCCCGGCGCGTGCTCCCGTTCTACTGGTGGGACTGGCGGTGGTCTGGCGCGGGGCAGAGCCGGGCTATCTACAAGTTCACGGCGCGACCCAGCTACGTCAAATGGCAGGACATGTGGCGGGCAGAACTCAGCCTGCTGATCGTAGCCAACGCAGACGGTCAGTTCCTGCTCGACATCCACGACACCAACAACTGGCCGACAACCTGATGCCACGCGTCCTCTCAGCCGCAGCCGCCAGATCCATTCTGGCGGAGGACACGGCCGAAACATGGCTGTGCCTGCTCACCATCACCCACCCGGATCTGCAGACTATCCGGATCGTCAACAACACCGAGCCCGTGGTACGGGGAAGTACCGTCTGGCAGCCGTACCCGTTCGAGGCATCGTTCCCCGACGACACGGACGACGCGACGCCGAACGTCGGACTGCGCATTGACAACGTCGACCGCGACATCACCCGGCAAATCAAGGCGCTGCAGGGACCGCGCCCGCAGGTGCGTCTGGAGGCCGTGCTGGCGAGCCAGCCCACCGTGGTGGAGATGGGGCCGTTCAACTTCGCCGTGCTGCAGGTGGACTTCGACATCATGGAGTTGGGTGTGCAGATCGGCTATCAGGAAGACTTCCTCAACCAGGGCGTGCCTGCCCAGAGCTACACGCCGTCAAACTCGCCCGGGCTGTTCGTATGAGGAAGTGGATCGGCATCCCCTACCGGGGCGACAAGTTCTGCCGGGAGTTCGCTCGCATGGTGCTGGCGGAGCAGGGCATCCCCATGCCCGACGTGGCAGCGCCTGCCGATGCCACCGCCTGGGCCGAGGTTGAGATGCCCGAGCGCTTCGACGTGGTCGTCTTCAACAGCGCAGGCAGGCCCTGGCACGTCGGTGTGTGCATGGGCAGCGGCGAGTTCCTGCACGTGGAGCTGGGCCGCACCAGCCGCATCGAGCGGCTGGGCTCCCCCATGTGGGAGGCGCGCATCGCTGGCTTCTATCGATACATGGGGAAGAATGATGAATGAGGTTCCGCTGCACCTGCGGGGGCACGAGTTCGATGCGCCAGGCGTGGTCTATGCCCAGCCCGGGCAGACCCTGCTGCAGATGCTCAGTGACGCCGCCGGCGGCGCGGAGATCTCAGCCGACGTTGTGGTCCGGGTCGGTGGATATGTGGTGCCACGCGAGGCTTGGGGCCGCCTGCGGCCCAAGGCCGGCGTGCGTGTCGACGTGCTGCGGCAGGGACTGGCCAAGGGCGGCGCGCGGCAGATCCTGGCCGCTGTGGCGATGATCGTGGTGGCGTACTACGCCCCGGGCTGGGGCGCTTCGCTGGCCAAGGGCGCGGGTTGGAGCGCTGCTGCGGGCAATGCGATCGCGTCAGGCATCACGCTCGTCGCGTCTCTGGCAGTGAATGCTCTGGTTGCCGTGCCAATGTCGACCGAGGGTGGTTCGGAAGCCCAGCGGTCATGGAATGCCCTGACGGGCAGCTCCAACCAGATCAACCCCTATGGCGCCATCCCGTTGATCCTTGGCGAACACCGGTTCTTCCCGACGCACGCTGCCATTCCCTACACCGACGTTGTGGGCTACGACGCCTACCAGTGCTGCATGTTCGACCTCGGCTTCGGGGCGCTGAACATCTCCGATCTTCGCATCGGTGATACCCCCGTGCAGAGCTATCAGGACTTCCAGTGGGAGCTGTCCTGGCCCGGTGGTGCAGCCCCGAAGCTGTACACCAACGACGTTGACGAGCAGGCGGTCAACGCGACGATGAATTCCGAAGGCGACCAGGTTCTGCGCACTACCGCGCAAGGGGTGGACGCAATCAGCCTCGACCTGTTGTTCTCCAACGGCCTCAAGGTATTTGGCGACTCCCTCAACAAGGGCTGGCCGATGTGGGTGCTGTGGCGTGTGGAGTATCGCCGGGTTGGCACAACCATCTGGCTGACGCCCCCAGCGCCGCGGCTATCGAAGCTGCTCGGCACCTGGACTGCTGGGGCGAGCGAGTACCCGACCACGCCGCCGGCGCCGGGCCTCTACCTGAGCTGGGATCAAACCCGTGATCCCTTCGCATCGGGTATCGCATGGGACATCGACAGCGGTCAGTACGAGGTGCGCGTCACCCGCGTGGCGCGCAAGAACCAGACCAATCGGACCTGGGCCGATGGCGCCATCTGGACCTCCTTCCGGAGCGTCCGCTATACGTCCCCGAGCACGACGGGAACGTCCAAGCTGAATGTGCGCGTCAAGGGCACCGACCAGCTGTCCGGCACCCTGCAGACCTTCAGCGTTCTGGCCCGGTCGATGGTGCCGGTCTACAACCGCAGCACCAACACCTGGAGCGACCAGTACACGCGGAATCCGGCATGGATCGCCTACTGGCTGATGACGCGGTGCCAGGCCTTGGCCGAGCATGTGCCTGCGTCCCGCATCGACCTGAACTCGTTCGCCGACTTCGCCGCGCACTGCTCGGCGAATGCTCTGGACTGCCGGATGGTGGTCGATGCTCAGATGACCGCGCGCGATCTGCTGAGCAAGGTTCTGGCCTGCGGCCTGGGTGACATCGGCAACAGGGATGGTCGCTACTGCGTTGTCTTCGACCGGAACAGTTCCGCTGCCACCGCCGAGCTGTCGCCTCTGGACATCAAGGAATTCAACGGCAGCCGGCAGTTCATCAAGCTGCCCCACGCTCTGCGCGTGCAGTTCAAGAACCCGGATGCGGACTGGCAGGACGACGAGATCATCGTCGTCCAGGACGGCTACAGCTATCGCGGCGTCGACGCACGGGGAAACCCCTCCACCGAGCCGGTGGCGACCCTGTTCGAAACGCTGCGGCTGGAATGGGCCATGCTGGCGAAGCAGGCGTGGCGCGTTGCCAGGTATCACATGGCACAGGGTCTCTACCGCAGCACGGTCTACAGCTTCACCACCGATATCTCTGGGCTTGGGATCGTCCGTGGCGATGTCGTGGACGTGGCGCACGATGTGGCCGAATGGGGCACCGGCTGGGGCCGCATCGTGAGTGTGGTCAACGGCACTCCGGAAGGTACTGACGGCGCCACCGTGAAGCTGGACACGGAGATCTACACCGACCCGCTGAAGCTCTATGGCATTCAGACGCGCACGGCGGGCGGCGCAAAGCGGAAGGTGAACTGCCGGCCGCATAGCGCGTTCAGCGATACCTTCTACACGGATAGCCGGCCTGCTTCGGCCGTGGTCGGTGACCGTGTCGTGGTGGGCGAGCGCGGGTTGGAGATGACCACGCTGATCATCACTGGCGTGCGCTACTCCGAAGACCTGTCGTCCTCGTTTACCGCTGTGGCGTACGACGAGCGCGTGGACGCCTACTGGAAGAATCCGCCCGAGGGCATCGTGAGCGAGATCAGCGGCCGCGACTACGGCGTCCCGGCGGCGCCCAAGGTCACCGTGGCGGTGTCGGACCCGGTGAACGATGAGGTGGACGATGCCGGCATTCCCACCGCAGTGGTCCGAATCGGCACCGCGCCGCGCCATGGCTACAACACAGTGGAGATGCTCCAGTGACCGTCGCGATCGCGTCGTATGAGCTTCGGTTCCGCGAAGTAGGCGCGCCGGACACGGCGTGGCAGTACCGCAGCCAGGTGGCAGGGCAGGTGTTTGTCGTTCGTGAGCTGCAGCGGGGCACGCCCTACGACCTGCAGATGCGATCCATCGGCGTCAACGGGCGATCCTCGGAATGGATCGACGTGGCGGTGAATGTGCCTGACACCAACCGTGTGGGCGCGGCGGCGCTGCCGAACGTCGGCAACCAGCAGTCGATGTGGGATATGGCGACCTCGGTGACGTTCGCCGCGGCAAGCGACGCCGACGGCGCTTCGGTGGCCACCATCAGCGTGACCGCAGGCACCTTGGTCATCGGCTCGGTGCAGGTCTCCTACGCAGCCAGCAGCGCCAGCTTGACCGGCACGGCAGGTCAGAAGGTCACCGTCTACCTGTACTACAGCGACCCGCTGCTGCAGGGCGGCAGCAAGCAGCTGCGAGTAACAACCAACGTGGTCGAGTCGGCCAACGCCAATGGCAACGTCGCCATCAGTGCCCTGCAGATCCAGTTCCCCGCCGCCGGCTCCAGTGGCAGCGGCGGTGGCGGCATCGGCGGCGGCGGCGGGAGCGGCGGCGTCAGAAATCCCGCATATGAGGAAGTGTTGAAATGAGCTATGTGAAGAAAGACGGGGTCGCTGCCGAGTCCGGTCAGACGGTGGTCGAGCTGGACACCGGAGACCTGGTGGCGGTCGTCTGCACCAGGACGCTGCAGGGAGGGCAGATCCTGTTCCGTGGGTGGGCCCGGGCCATCACCGATGCCGGGCTGCCGCTGATCGGCACGGACGGCAAGGCCATCGAGCGCGAGTTCCAGCACAGCGACCCCCGACCGGCCAAGGCCGACGAAGTCGCCCGGGACGTGCTGTTGGCACTTCTCGGGGAGCCGCCGCAGCTGGTGGTCTGGTCCGACCAGGTGCTGCTGGACGTGAGCATCCGCCAGGCACTGGCCCTGGCCAACATTGATACCGGGGCCGTCGATGCCTCGGCTGTTCTCTAGGAGAGACGATGACGACGATTGATGGCCGACAGATCATTCCGGCGGCGGATCTTCCCAAGCGGCCAGCCGGAAGGGCCGACGCTCTCGTGGGTGTGGTCCGTACATCGGATTCCCTCGCTGCGTTTCCGATTGTTGATTTGCCCACCCCGAAGGCTGCGCAGGTTGAGATCGACGCGCTCAAGGCAGGGCAGTCCACGAACGCAATTTACACGGCGACCTTGAGCGAGCTTCAGGCGAAGGCAGGAACCTTCGAAGGGCAGGGTGCTTTCGTCGCCACTGGGGTTGGTGCAGGCCAGTACCGTTGGGATGGTTCGGCTTGGCAGTTTCTCCGCGAGGACATGCTGGCCAGCAAAGCTGAGGCCAGTGACCTGCTCGGTTTGGAGCGTGAATCCCTGCCAGCAATCCGACAGATCGACCCTCTCACGGACGCAGTACGTTCCAGCCAGTACCAGCTACGCGTTGCGCGCACGCCTACGGCTCTGGTGGCATCGAGTATTGGCTATTCGTCCTGGACGCAGGCATTCGATGTTGGGACCGACATTGCTGCAGGAGTCAGCTTTGATGGCGTGCGGGCGCAGCTTCAGGTTGTGGCGGACGCGGCTACCTTGCAAGTGTCGATTTGGCGTCGATCGCTGACAGAGTCAACGCAGGATCGCGCAGGTCCGGGGCTTGCGGGTGACATTCTTGTAGCCAACAAGTCGATGCCCATCGCAGAGCTTGGGTTGACCGTTGGGCTTGCGGCGCTTGTGTGGATTCCCGTCCCAGTAGTGATCGCCGAGGAAGGGTACACCTACCTCGTCACTCTCGATTCCAGGAGCGCTGCTGGCACTTCCGTTGGCATGGGTATGGGGTACCAGAGCGCAACTGGCTTCACGCAGCGTCGAATGGGCTACTACCGCTCGACCCCCGGTGCTGGCTTCTGGAGCAACATGGGGGCAGGGTCGGCAATCGCATGGAACCTCGGAGCGGCCGAGTTGATCCGGTCGGCTGAGCTTGATGCTCGCTCCCGGGCACTCGAAGCGTTCGAGGCAGCGATCAACCAGGTGATCCCTCGCGGACCCCAGTCAGTGGCGCGTCTGGCCGGCGAGAACGAATTCTCACTCCCGACAGGTCGTTACACTTGGGCGATCGGAATCGTGGGCGGCTTGGATGTGTCTGCGGGCACAGAGGTTGATGGCGCGACCGTACCGCTTATCGTCGACAACGGTACGGCCAAGATCGTTGCGTCGCTCTATTCCCGCCCGCGTGGAGCAGCGTGGCAGGACCAGGCGCCGGGTTTCACCGGCGACGTACTGGTGGGAACCTACGAGGCCAGCGTCGACAGTCTGGGCGTGGTCCCGGGCGCCCCGTCGATGACCCCGGTGAACTTCCCGTTGCCGCGATTCGCGATCGCAGCGGCGACGATGTACTACCTGGTGATCGAAGCGCAGGATGCTGCGGGCGCGCGTCTGCTCAGCGCGATCACCTACCGAAGTGTCTCGGGCTTGGTCGCCGATCAGTACCGCAAGTTCTGGCGCAGCGGTCCCGTATCCTCTTGGTCTAACGGCGCCAGCTCAACGACCTACCGGTTTGCATATGACTTCACGCTCACTGGCTACCAGATTGACCAAGGCGCCGGCACCGAGGAGGCATGGGTCGGTGACGTCATTGCTGAAGCGTCTGCCAAGTGGCAGGGGAACAGCATCGTGGTCAAGGGCAAGGCCGGTCGCAGCGGTGGCAGCCGTGTAATCGAGGCATCCTTGTCCCTTGCGCCGCTCACCGGTGGATCGGTGGCTGATGAGGCCATCACCCTTCGGCCGGCTGGTGGCGCCGCAAAGACCTGGAGTTATCTGCGCGATCGTGTCGCGCATGCGGCGTTGACTACGGTCTCGGTCAAGGACGTTGGCAGCGGTGGGAGCTTGGTGCCGGAGACGGACTATTGGTCGATTCCCGCCCTAGGTGCATTCTCCCTGCCGGGAACCACAGGGGCGGAGCGTGCAGTGCTGGTCAGTTATGCATGGAAGGCTCGGCGCTATGACTTGATCGTCTACACGCCGTTGACCGGAGTGGTTTCCGTCATCACGGGCGAAGAGCGCGTTCGCGATGCGAGCGAGTTCGTGCCCGTCGCCGGCGTCGGGCAGCTGCCGTTGTTCGCGGTCGATGTGCAGGCGCGCATCATTGTGCCGCTCTGGGATAACGCACCCGAGGGGGTGAAGCGACGTTCCTTGGCGGAGGCGCAGGCCGAACTTGTCCGCAATCAACGCATCCTGCGACCGGTGCTGCGCAAGCTGCGCAAGGGGCAGGGGCTGGTCGTTCTTCCCTACGGAGACAGCAACTTCGCCCAGATGGGCGGGGCGTACAACCTCGCTGCTGTGCGGTCGACGGCCAACACCCAGTTCCACGACCGGACCAAGGACGTGAATGGTCTGCTCGCGAATCCGCCGTATGGAGCCGACGTTCTGGCGGCTGTACCGGTGTACGACAACGGCGATGGCGCGGGAGCAGTGCACACGCGCTTCGGCATGGTGTGGGAGCTGATCAGGGCCATGGAGGCTGGGTATGGTGGTCCGGTCACCATGCGCAACCGCAGTATCCCCGGCACCACCTCTGCCAACGCCACGTATCAGGGGCAGGACAGCGTGCGGCTGGGGGCGGCGGTGGCTGACGTAACCGCCGGCGATCTGGTCATCATCGGTTTCGGCCAGAACGAGCTCGGCCAGGCCACCACTCGCGCCAACGTCATCGCGATCTGTCAGGCATTCCAGGCGGCCGGCGCCGCGGTGCTGGTCATGGGGTGCTTCCGCCCGAACGCAAACGATCTGCACACCAGCCACACCAACGGGAACTGGCGATACACCCAGCGTGCGTTGCGCGAGGCTGCATATGCCTGCGGGGCAGCGTATGTGTCCACGGAGCTGCTGTACGACGACGCGGTGCTTGGTGCGCTGAGCCTGTCGGCCAACGATTTCAGCGCCGCTACGCTGGACGTCCATCCGGGTCCGCGAGAGCATCGCTACCTGGGCGCCCGTCTCGCATCCTGGTTGGATTGAAAGGGTGGCTAGCCTACGACTGCCGGGCACCCTTCACGCGACTGCAGTTAGCAGTTCCTCGCTGTTGTTGCGTGGGGTGTTCACCGCGCGACTGACGCGGTAGGCCTCCATCGCCGGCGGCTCGCTGGCCATCAGCATCGCCATGGCATCTTCGGGCGATGCGGCCAGCCACTCATCGGCCTGGCCGGCCTGCAACCACACCGGCATGCGGTCGTGGATATCGGCCGACACTCCGCTGCTGTCACCGGTGATCACGGTGAAGGTGCCCAGGTTGTCCGGGTCGAGCAGGGGGCTGGTGTCTTCCCACAGCCCGGCGGCCAGCAACGGCCCGGTCGCGTGGATGAACCACGGATCCTTCTTTTTGTCTTGGGCGTTGACCGACCACTCGTAGTAGCCGGCCATGGGGATCAGGCAGCGGCGCTTCTTGAACGCCGACCGGAAGGCCGGCTTGGTGGCCACCGTCTCGATGCGGGCATTGATCGTGGAGCCCTGCAGCTTCTTGGCCTTGGCCCAGAAGGGGAGCAGGCCCCACGCCAAGCGGGTGACCTGGAGGCCGGTGCCGCGATCGAGGATCACGGACGCGCGCTGCGTCGGCGCCAGGTTGTAGCTTTCAGGGATCGACATGAGGTCGCCGACCAGCTGGGGGAAGCCCAGGGTGTCAGCGTTTCGGATCGGGGTCTGGACGAATCGGCCGCACATTGTGTGATCCCGTGCCCCAGTCAGGGACGCTTCTTTCGCATCACTTTGACCGGTCCCGCGTGATTATCCGATGCCCGGCCAGTGAAGGAGATCGCCATGACGCCCGGCGCCGAGAGAATTCTCGACCATTGGGCGGCCGCCCCGGATTTTCGCCAGATTACCGTCCGAGAGGCCGCGCGGCAGCTGCAGGAGTTGGTGCCCAGCTATCCCCATCCCTCCGATCACCCCGTGGCGATCTGCGTCAATGGCTACCGGTGGTTTGGCTCCGAAATGGAGGCCGTTGCCGACGCCATCTATCGGACGGCGAGGAAGCCTCATCGACTGGATGAAACGCTGGCCGGCCCGGATTGGGATGTGGAACGCGATGATGAGGGCCGCTGGTCGGTGCCGGGCATGTGCTTGGCCCGTGTCCATGCCGAACGAGCCTCCGACCGCCTCCACACGGCCTGAGCTCGGCAGCCCAGTTGGACAGTTCTGCCGGCCGCAGGTCATAGTTGCGAGACCTATTCCTTACGGCCACCCATGAGCATCCTCAATGTCCTGATGACGCCGGAGCGAGCATTCGTGGCCGTCGATACCCTTGCTCAAGACGCGGTCAGCGGGGAGATCTCAGAGGGTGCCAAGCTGCTGCTGATCCCCCAGCACAACATCGTCGTTGCTGGGCGGGGATCCGGGCAGTTCTTCCTCCGCATCTATCAACTGTGTCTTGAGGCGAGTTTTCGGAAGGCCTTCAGCATTGAACAGATCATGCGAGAGGTCGGACCCGTCATGGACCAGCTCTGGCCAAAATACGTCCAGGCGGCCCAGGACGCCAATATGGACTTGGCTCAGTTGCAGGCGGAGATTGTTGTGGTGGGCTGGTCCAAGGCCCAAAGCCGCATCGTCGGCACCGCCTACGCGAAGTCAGTTGTTGAGCAGCCCACCCATATCGCCGCGCTGGTCGGCGGGATAGCTGCGCCAGGTCAGCCGTTGCGGGATCTCCCCGATAGCTTCCATCCCGACGCGATCCTCGCCGCTGGGAGCCGGCAGGCCGCTTATGTGAATGAAGAGGAGGGGCGGCACGTCGCCGGCGGGCGGCTCATCGCGGCCTTCCTGCAGCGAGGTGAGGCGCTCGTGCGGGATCTCGGCACCATCTGACAGGCCTAGTCGGTGCCTTCGGGCGGCCCTGACGGACCGCCGCGTCTGATCGGGGTCCGGTCGACTCGGCCCGCGCCTAACCATCCCCTGCCTGTGCTCCGGGCCTTCGCATGGTCTGCACCCAGCTGGCCAAGGGCGACTGCCGCTCCCCTGACTGTTTGCAAATTCGCAGCACACTTTCACTTGACTGCGCAATTGTTTTCGACAGGTCCGGGCCGTTTGAAGGTCGCCTGTCTTGACGGGTCCTTGCGCCGCAAGGGTTTGGGGAAATTCACTACAAATGCCGTTGACGCCCCCCAAGAGCCTCACTATCTTCGATTTGTCGGCACGGAAGCATTTTCCGCCGGCAAAGAAAAGGCCCGCCTGGGCTTAATCAGACGGGCCTGAAGTTTTTTTCCCCTTTAACGCGGCAAGCTGAGCTTGGCGTCTTGCCCGGGCTTCCACCCCCGGACAGGAAAAATAGTAGAACTCTGTTGACGGTTATGTCAATGGGTATACGCCAGTGTAGCGCGCCGCTCATTTTTAACTAAACCCATGATTTCATAAGGATTTCGTTGATATGAGTAGCCTTACTAACAACCCGTCCGCCTTGGCGGCTATCCCTGTTGTGCCGAATTCGGCAAAAAATCACCCGGGCACGCCGGTGCTTCCGTTCCGCTTCGAGTCCATCAGCGTCCGTGCTGTGGAAATCGGCGGCGCCCCGTGGTTTGTGGGGAAGGACGTCGCTGAAGCGCTCGGATATGCCGATCCCACCAATGCGATGAAGCAGCACTGCCGTGGGGTGGTGAAACGCCACCCCATCGTCGATGGTTTGGGCCGAATCCAGGAGGCCCGGATCATCAGCGAGCCAGATCTTTTCCGTCTGGTAGCTAATAGCCGACTGCCGGATGCAGAGCGTTTCGAGCGCTGGATCTTTGAAGAGGTCTTGCCGAGCATTCGAAAGACTGGGGGCTACCAGCAACCACAGCCCCTTGGCCTCGTCGGTGACGGATGTGCGCTGATTGAATCAGCAGCTCGCGCGCTTAGGCTTGCCCCCTCTGTCACATTGGGCATGTACCAGCGGCTAGGCAGCAAGGTTGGCCATCAAGACCTTCTGCCGCAGTATGCGGTGGACGCATCGAACGGCTCCGATGCCACGAGCAGCGACGTGACCTTCCCGCTGACCCGGTTGCTCGAGGACTTCAAGATCGGCATGAGCGCCCAGCGGGTCAACAAGATGCTCGAGGCGGCAGGCATCCTTGAGCACGTATCCCGCTCCTCCACCCGGACGGGTACAAAGAAGTTCTGGTCGATTACGGCCGCGGGCGGTCGATTCGGGAAGAATGTCACTTCGCCCGAAAGCCCTCGACAGACACAGCCTCATTACTACCAGCATCGGTTCGTCGAACTTCTCGACCTCGTTGGCCTAGGTGCCTCCAGGGCCGCCTGATCCAGAGCCCCGCTTCGGCGGGGCTTTTCCGTTGTATCAATACCTGCGACCGGTCGGTCATATCCTGCGGCCATGCTTCCTCCCGACTTCCGCTGGCGCTCGGTCGCCAGCCGCCCTGATGAACTCCCGGATGCCATCTACTGCGGCATGACAGAGGTGCTGCGCCTGTCGCAGCGGGTGGACGATAAGATCTGGTGGGTCGAGGTGGACCGTCATCTTGACGATCAGCACCGCGGACGCCGGCTATGCACCAGCTACGAGCAGGGCGTAATCGGGTCGGAGCTGTGGGCGGTCAGGCATCAGCAGCGGCTTCGCTTGGAGATCGATCAGCGTGAAGTGGCCCGCGCTGCCCAGCGAAAGAACCGTACCTGGTAGGCAGTCAGCCGGCGTTGCCTCCGTATCGGCGCGTGCGACCGCCGGCGGCGACAGTAGCTGCATGGATCAGAAGAGCATGGGAAAGGCGCGCTGGGCGCGCGCGAAGGCGGCATCGCTATGGCAGCAGGCCGACGATCTGGACAGCAATCACAGTGGCGACTGGCGGGCGAAGGCGACACGCCGGCGCGGGGCGGCCCGGCTGCGGGCAGAGGCCGCGCGGTTTGACGGTATCGCCAACCGGCTGCAACCCTTCGACGACTCTCAGGCAGCCTGAACAACTGACCCCGAAGCTGGTTCCAAGGCAAGGGTGATTCATTGATGGAGGCTAGTGGGCCAGCCATTAAACCTCGGTTTGGCTCGCCTACTCACAACTGGTTCAGCTAGACTGCCGCTTTCCTATTGAACGTGGCAGGGCAGGGATGGCGCAGGAATATGTTGTATATCTGGAAAATAAGATTCGGTTCAACACGGCCGCGCCTGTCAGCGTTGACGACGTTGTCGCTTCTTTGCGCGGCATGGAACGATTGGTCACAACGCGCTTTCCCAAGGCGATTCGTGTACTGACCGGTGCCACGGTCAAGCGAGCTGAGCTCACCGTTGCGTCTGTGGAAGAGGGATCGTTGATTGAAGAAACGGTCGTCAGTTTGGTCTTTGGCAGTAAGAAGCACTTCGACAAGTTCATCGGCTCGATTCGAGCCAAGTTTGTGTCCAAGAACGATAAGGGAGAGACGGTGGTGAAAGGCTGGGTAGCAGGCTCGCTCCTTGTCGGAATCGCTGTTGTGGGTATTGCCTATTATCAGAAGGATTCGACGCCGGCAGCTCCCGTTGGCGGGCTGGTCACTGTCAATGGTGACAACAACGTCATCGTCACCATTGGCGCTGAGGCGTATGAAAAGAGCCCTGAGAAATTCGCTGAGGCGCTTGAAAAGTCAATGACGAATCAGCAAAAGATCGCTGCCGCCAAAGCTGGCGTCGACATGCTTACTCCGGCGCGTACTCAGGGAGTGGGATTGGATTTAATGTCGGCAGATGGTGACATCGAGGTAATGTCGCCTGAGACGTCACGGAAGATTCCAGCAGCGGTTGAAAAGCGTGATCAATCGGAAGATAAGCTGTATCAGCGAGTCAAGCTCCACTTTCGC